ATATAATATAGGTTATAGGTAGGGAAGGTAAATGGCAATCTCCATTCATGGCCTCGGTGGATTTTAGAGGGATAAAGGCAATTTAACCTTCAAGGCTATTAAGGACCTCACAAGGCAATTGGGGTTATTGCATATATTATATAATATATTTATATTTGCATTGTAATATTAACTAATTAAATATAGACGTATGAAAACTCTTAATCAAATTTCAAATCTCATCATTCTTACCTTAGTAAATTACGCTAGGGATTATCCATGGGCATCTTACATTGCCAATTCACTTTCACAATTCGATTTGATATTGCCAGAACTAATGCAATCGAAAGCTAAGGAAATATCTATCTACCTTAACACAGATGATTACCTTATGGAATTCTCATCCGAAATCCCTGACCCAGAGGAAATTGAACCCGACTTTACCTTCAACATCGAGTATATAACCTTTCAGGTATACTTCGATTAATATATTAACCCAGGCCTAACTTAGGTACCTGGGTTTTTACTTACGCTAACTTAGTAAGCCCCTATAGGCTATCCTAATCTCTATAGGCTTACCATAGTCCCTATATAGCCTTATAGAATTAGGACCTAATAGGTTTATAGAGGGCAATAATAGGGATATAGCTAATCGGCCTTAATTCTTTATCACCTTAGTCGATTAATGGCCTTCAATATACAGGTATATAATACACTCTCAAGAGGACAGGCATAAGCCATATGGGATTATTCCATATACATATCATATATGCCCACTACAAGGCGTGTGAAGATTGCCCTTGTGAACCCCCAAAATTAAGTGCAAATATTAAGTGCACAATATTTTCTATTTTATGAATTTTTCACAAAAATAATTTTGAAAATAAAATTATTCATTTTCTCAAAAATTTTTCTTGAAAATGTTTGTAGATTAAAATAAAGTCCGTATCTTTGCAATGTGAGAAAAACAAAGCGATATTTGAATGAATTTTTAATTAAAACTTTTTAAGAAAATAATCTTCTAAAAATTTTGTAGATTAAAAAATAGTTCTTATATTTGCAATATAGAAATGAAACAAATACTACCTTATTAGAATAGTTTAAAAAGTCTTGAGGGTCTATTTGAAAAGGTAATAAAAATAATTAATAATAAAACTTTCAAGCATTTTTGTTATGAAAAAGCAAATTAATAACGTGAATGTAGAAAAAGCAAGTGCAAACGCAAAAGCAAATAGTTTGATTGCTTTAGACGTATTGAAAAGCGTAAAAGAAAAAAATGCTGGACTTTTTAAAACATCTTTGGGGACAAAAACAGAAATTTACAAAAAAGAACTTTTTGAGGGTGCAAACGAAAAGCAAATCAAATCTTTGCGAAAAAAGTTTAGAAATGTTACTTTTAATTTTCTTTCTACGATTGCAACAAATGCAGATAAAAAATTAATTGAGGGCTTTATAGACTTTTATAAACAAGTCTATGTTTTAAATGATTTTTCTTTTTCTTCGATTGCAAGCGAAAACACAAAAGAAGAAAAGAAAGAGATATTAATAAAAGGTCTCGAAATCGTGAAAAAATCAATGAAGTAAAACAAAATCAGATAAGGAGTAAAATTTTACTCCTTATCATAAAAATAAAATTATTATGTTATTAATTTTGATTGTTATCTTATTAGCTGTTTTTGTTAGTGCTTTATATGTAGTTTATATTCTTTTAAAACCAAATCATAGAATAATATCTACTATTATTGACGTACAAACTTTTCAATTAATTAATGTAGAGCAATTTCTATTGCTTGACCAAATAAGCATAGACTATTTAAATGAAATTGAATATGCAATTTATAAAAAATTTTCTTTTAAAACTTTTTTACTATACTTATGTTATTGTTTAGATGAACGATTTGAAGAAAATTTAAATAATCATTTATTAGATAATTAAGAAAGCAAAGGGACAAATAAAAATGTTTGTCCCTTACTTTTTATTTTTAAATGTTAAATTTAACGGAACCGTAGTCCGTTTTTAGTACCACCAAAATTCTACTCCTCGCTATAAGACTCTGCCAGAACTCTCTAACCAGATTTTAGTACCACAACTTTCGAAGCTTTCGCATTAAGGGGTACCTTGAAGGCAAATTACATATTTTAGTACCCCACAAAAATCACTCTTCGTGATAAGGGCATGCCCAGATATCCTACACCACACATGCCCACATAACACACAAAGAAGCCAGAGACCAAATATCCCACAAATACCTACCCTTCACTTATCCCTTTGGTATTGGCGATATCAAAGTTCTTTCTATAAACCAAACTTAAAAGAATATGGAAATAATAAACTTTAGATCAGTGGAGAGATCCACCCAAGATGTATATGCAGAAATAAGAGATGGAAACTCTGAGAGATGGACTATCCAATCCCAGAAAACTAAATATGTAAATGGCAAATCGTCCGGAGTTATTGGGGTTGGATATACTGCTAGCATCAATAACTCGAATTATATTCTGGAGGAAGACAAGAGTAACAATAGTATTCAGATTACTGCACAAAATGACGGTACTTCTGGAACTTGTGTACTTACTCAAAACGAATCTGGCAATAAGATAAATCTACACCTTACTACTCCTGAAGAAAAAGAATATTGGGAAATACGTTTTAATCCTATAACCATCAATGGAGCAGACACAAGTGTTTTTTTTGCTACTACTACCAATATTAGTGGCGAAGGTGGATCTATGGCTGAGGGTACCCGAAATAAGAATTGGATAGTAAATCAAAATAGACATATGATTAATGTCTACATATCTAATATATACCCGGGAAATTTCAACATGCTGTCTTGGTCCTGCCTTGATAAGAATGGTAATGCTTTTAGCCCTAACTACGATTTACCAAGTAATTCATACTTTACAACAAAAACAACTGGATTGGGTTCCTATACTCTTACAAAAATTTCAACTCCCTCTGTTAGTAGTGGTACTCTTATACTCTCCAGTAGGTTTAACCCCACTAAAAAATATCCATTAGATTTGAATTTTTATTGGGGAGCTCCAACCTAAGACTTATATTGAGATTAAGATAATATCCCAATTATAAAAGCAATTACCCAGAATATAAGAGCCAGTGTATATGCAACAGAATATCTATGCCAGGGATACCAGCAGGTAATATAAGAATCTACTTTTAGTATTTCTGGATGTTCTTCCTCGTATTTTTTATCCTCTTCTCTAGAACTGTATTTATGAAATACATAGAAAGGTAAGAATACGAGGAAGATTATTAGAGCAACTGGGAACAAGAGTAGGAGAAGAATCTCCCACCCTTGCATTGATGTCCCAGCATAATTACCATCTCTGTCAAAAAAGTATCTCATAGTAATTTGTATTTTATGTATCTGATTAATAGATAAATCGGAAATAGAGGTAATACTATCCATACCGAGATGAATAAAACGAGAGAGTGTATTTTGTGAGTATAGGGTAAATAATCCAAGCAAGCCCTTACAAAAAATACAGTGAACGGTAAGCATACCAAATAAATTATTGCTAATACTGTAGTCATTGTTCTTTGAGGTATTTGTTAATAATCTTGGTAAGCTTCTTATCGAAATCAATCATCATATCAAAAGCATCGGTATCTTTCATACTTTTCATTTCCTTGTCAAGGAACTCTATGTTTCTCTTAATCGAGAAATAAGCCTTATATGCAAGGTAGGCTTTCTCATGTTCTTCTGTGAGAGGAAGAACATCTCCTTTTTGCCCATCCAATCTTGGATATGTATTATCAGGACCGAGAGTTCTTGCAACTTTTACCCGGTTACTGAGCATTGCAAATCCACCTTTCTTATCGATGGATTCTACTGTTACTTTCTCTGTGATGGGTCTTCCTGATAATACGAAGATAACTTCATCACCTTCTTTGAGCTTTTTAGCTTCTTTCTTTTCTTTTTTCATATCTATTTTATTTAGAAATTTTCTTTATGCAAATATACGAAATTATTCTTTATTTATTGCATTATCTATTTTATTTTTTATAAATTCATAGGCATTGCCCCGGTAATCCTCTAGCATTTTGTATTCCTGTGGAGATAGAAATATTCCGTTTACTTTAAAAGCATCTCTTAGATGCTCCGGTATAGTGCCCTGGTGAGTGATGTTATTATAACGGATGATGAAAAGTTTCTCTTTATCTTCATCTATAACACCAAGAGTGTTGACTGGTTGGAGTTTAGTTTGGTAAATTCCCCCAAAAGCAGAAGGTACCATTAAAATACTTCCCGGTATTCTAGTTATCCAATGGGAATAATCGGGAGTAATTACGGCAATTTTACCCTCTTTTTCAAGTTCTTTATCATAAGCTAATCGATTAGACCAAAAAGCACATTGAAAACAGATTTGTTTTCTTGCCATAAGTTGGGGAATCTCTCTAGTTTCATCGAATTCCTCTAAATTAATTGGTTTGCCACATATCTGGCATTCATTTTTCTTGCCCATATTGCATTATTTTATAAGTTATATATGATAATAGAACCTCGAAACATCCTAAAAATGGGTTATAAGCAATACTTTCGTTACTAAAATTGAACCATTAAAACTGATAAGTTATGGATAAACTAACAAATGAAATGATTAAAGACCTTGCTATTCGCTTAGGTCTAGAACCTGCTATATTGAAGGCTGTTCAATTGGTAGAAGCAGCAGGTAGAGATGGGTTTTTAGCTGACGGTAGGCCTCAAATTCTCTTTGAGGGTCACATTATGTACAAAGAAGTACATAAGAAATTCCCAGACAGAGATTTAGCTTACCTTTGTAAGAGATATTCTACGATTTTCTTCCCTAAATGGGATAAATCGAAGTACTTGGGAGGTGTTCATGAGTACAAAAGACTCGAATTAGCCAAAGAAATTGATGAAGAATGTGCATTGAAGTCCGCAAGTTGGGGAATGTTCCAGATTTGTGGGTTCAATCACAACCTCTGTGAATGTAAAGATGTCTTCGAATTCGTTCATAAGATGTCGGAATCTCATGCAAATCAACTAGAACTCATGTATTATTTCATGAAAAACTCTGGTTGTTTGAGTAATCTCAAAGAAAAGGACTGGGCTGGCTTTGCCAGAAAATACAATGGTCCCGGGTATGCCCAGAATGCCTACGACCAAAAACTAAGAAATGCTTACGAAAACTTCAAAGATAAATTATGAAAAGATGTCATTTTAACAGCTGGGTAGCAAAAGTATTTCTTTTCCCCAGTTACAAAGCAATTACTCTGGTGTATAACTCATTCTTCAAACACAAAGTAGAAGAGTGTAAACCTGATGATATCAATCATGAGTGTATTCATCAGATACAGCAGATTGAGTGTAGTATAGTGGGTTTAGTACTCGGTATCATACTCTGGTTATCATTTGGTATGTCCTTTTGGTGGGTAGTGGCTCTGACTTTTGGATTCTTCTACCTTTGGTATGTTATCGAATATATAATCATCATGTGCTTTGCCAAGTGGAATAAACAGAATGAAAGATATCATGATGTAAGTTTCGAAGAGGAAGCTCACAATAATGATAAGAATCTGAGTTATTTGGAAGACCGTAAGCCATTTGCTTGGATTAAATACATTAAATTGAGAAGCTACAAGAAATGAAGAAACTAAGGGTATTGGGAGTGTGCGCTGGACAGGGTGCACTCCTGTTCCCTTTTAAGAAGAATTTGTTAGGGAACATAGAGATAAGGGGAGTATTCCACACTCCAGGCGAAGAACAATGGAAATTAAATTTTGGAGATATACCGTTCTATAAGGGCTTTTGTTTACAAGAATTTGATGAGAAAGTAGACATAATTATATCAAGCCCTGATTGTGGAGCAGCCTCAGTAATGAGGTTATCTAAAGTAAAAGAATTAGGCAATCCAAAAGATAACCGTAGTCTTAATCTAGTAATTGCATCAATACTCAAGTATAAACCTAAGATATTTCTTATAGAAAATCTACCAAGACTGCTAACACTGCTTCCCAAGGATTTCTTTGAGGAAACATTCAAAGACTATAAATTAATTTTTCACGAAAGGTCAGTTTTAGATTACGGAAACTCACAGGAGTCAAGGAAGCGATTACTCATCATTGGAGTACATAAAAAGACTGGTAAGAAATACTTGAATGCTTTTGATGAAGTATTCCAAGTAAAAACTCCAACAACTACTAGAAATCTACTTAAACCACTCACATTCTCTCAGGAAAATAATACTAACCAGATTCCGTTCATGAGTAAAACTCTGGCAATGTATGACTATCGAAAGCTCCCTGAGAAGAAGAATCTTACAGTAGCAAAGATACATAGACTCTGGGTTAGAGATTTCAAGGATGAAAAGAAGTGGCCTATCAAAACTGCAAAGATGAGTACTCTTCCAGGAGTATATCGATTAGAGTATGATAAACCCCCATTAACTCTCAGACCTGCAGATAGGCAATTTAGACCAGATGGCTACCCCTTGGGAATCGAAGACTTCAAGGCAATTATGGGATTCCCAGATAAATTCAAAGTTTACCTTCACAAGAATGGTGATACCTTCGAAGGTGATTTTAAGGATTACCATTATTGGCTTAACAAGGCAAGGTACACAATTGCCAAAGGTTCGGTTTATGAGGTAGGGATTTGGTTCAAAAAATGCCTCAAAAAGGCAAATACCAAAGAACCTTGAGTTTCAGCTTTATATATAAAGTCTTATATATAAGTTTCTGGGGTGCCTTGAAATATATAGATATATAATATACTACGTATATATATCTATATATTTATCTGCGTATATATAGCTATTCATATATCATATCGTAAGTAGTATATTTGGATATTATCTCACTTCGTTCGATAAAGGTAATCGCTAAGCGATTACCGAATAGATAGTATCATTAAAGCGTGCGAACTTCCTAAAATTTTTGAACATGAAGAATTTAAAGAAGGCCTTGTTCATTGTACTTCTAGGATTTACTATTTACCTTTGCTTCAGGAATTACAAACTTTCTCGAGAGGTTGATTCCCTGGAACTAGCGGTCAATGAAATCCCAGATACAGTATACACAGAGAAACCCTTCAAACCAGAGAAGAAGTACTCAGAAAAAGTTGAACCAGGTAAAATCTTAGTTCATGATAATAAGCAGCCAACTCTCTTTCCTGATTCCATGCTAAGGCAGCCAGTTATCAGTAACCAAGATTCCCTGGTTCAAATTGTTTTGAAGAAAGATAAGTTGAACTTAAGTCTGTTCAATAAGGAGACTAACACTTATTCAACTAGACTATTCCCAATCGACTTAGATAAGTACAACTACAACTGGTATGAAGGTCAATTAACTCGAAAGAAAGTTGCAAGGTTATCACTTAGCCCATACGTCTATGGCAAATACAGACCTTTCAATAATCTCTTCGATATGGGAGCTGGTCTTTCAATCAAGACTAAGAGATTTAATTACAAACTCGGAGTCAATACCTTTTACTATCCGAAGATAAAATCTGGTATAGGTACTGACATCGAATTTCAAATAACGTATAACTTTTAAGTAATGGCAAAGACTATCTCAGAAACTAGAACTACTTTAACTCGAGAAGAGCTATCAAACTTATCCCGAGTTTCTAGTGATGTTTTCTTTTTTAGCCTTTTTTGCTATGTGATACATCCAGTAAGAGGAAAGGTAAGATTTGATTTATACCCATTTCAGAAATCAGTTCTCTACAATTTCATTGCCCAACGATTCAATATCATTCTCAAATTCCGTCAGGCAGGAATTACAGAACTTATTTCAATGTACTGTCTTTGGTTGGCGATGTACCATCCCAACAAAAAGATAAACATTATCTCTATCAAAGACACAACTGCTAAGAAGGTGCTTAAGAAGATTAAGTTCATGTACAAGAATCTTCCATGGTACCTTCAAACTCCCATAATCAATGGTAGAGCTGGAGAATACGGTTCTGCTTCCATGATAGAATTTGATAATGGGTCATTTATCGAATCTATTCCGACATCATCCGAAGCCGGTCGTTCGGAATCCCTTTCTCTTCTGGTAATTGACGAGGCAGCAGTAGTAAGATGGGCTGCTCAAATTTGGGCTGCTGCATTCCCTACTCTTTCCACTGGTGGAGCTGCCATCGTCAATTCCACTCCCTATGGAGTTGGTAATTTCTATCACTCAACTTGGGTAGATGCCATTGCAGGAGGTAATCCTTTTAACCCAATTCGATTATACTGGCAAATGCACCCAGAACGAGATATCAATTGGTATAACCAAATGTCTTCTGCTTTGGGAGCAAAACGAACTGCACAAGAAATTGATGGTGACTTCTTATCATCTGGTAATACAGTCTTCGACTTAGCAGATATTAAAGCTATCGAAGACTGCCTTAGTGATTACCCAGTTATTAAGAAGAGATTTAATGGTCAATACCGACAATTCTGTGAACCCGAATCAGATAAAGAATATTTCATTGGTGCAGACGTTTCAACTGGTAGAGCTTCTGACTACTCTTCATTTACTTGTATGGATAAGCTAGGAGAAGAACAAGTAGTATATAAGGGAAGAATGGCAGTGGGAGCTTATGCTAAGTTACTTGGTGATACTGGGAAGTTGTTTAACTGGGCAGTAATAGCTCCAGAATCCAATGACGTTGGTTTATCAGTAACTTCTAAGCTTCAAGACGAAGGCTACCCTAACCTTTACTACTACCAGAAGATGCTGAAGAAAAAAGGTAAAAGTAGACCTGAAATGGATAAATCCCCTGGTTGGTTAACCACCCAAAAGAATCGTTCAGTGATAATAGAAAACTTGGAAGAAGATATTCGATTAGATCACGTAATCATTAAGGACCCATTCTTTGTACAAGAAGCTTATACCTTCATTTATGATGGTTTAGGTAGACCTGTTGCAATGGGTAAACATAGGGCTAACAATTCAGCTGTAGATGTAGACCTTGAAGGAGATGTATATGCCGATGATGATATCTTTGGAAAAGCAATATGTAATCACATAAGGAAAGGAAAAACTAACGTAATCGTACAACCAAGATGAAAAAGTACTTCAATTTTAGTTGGAGTTGGGGACGTAAGAAGGACCCTCCCAAGAATGGTACATCCTCTAATAAAGAGGAAAAGCCTGCCACATCGATTTCGCCTGGTAGGGTTTCAGTTGACGATGATAGCGATAACTTAATTACATCATTACAAGGGTTGACTAAATTAGTTGAACCCTCTTTTCGTGTTGATGTGATACCTTTAATTCGGGATTTATATAAGGTAAATCCTGATATGGGCATTGCATTGCAAGATATGTTTAAGTTAGCTAACACCAGTCATACAGTAACTTTCCCTAATAATACCGATGAAGAGGCTTCAAAGATGAGAGAACATCTTAAGAAAGCCACCAAGGGATGGACCAGATATACTGCTGGTATAGATGGTTTAGTTAATAAAATGATTGTTCAACTTCTTGTAAGTGGGGCAATATCCGTAGAAGGAGTACCAAATGATAAGCTTGATGGTTTGGCTACTGTATTATTCCTTAAGCCAGAACACATCAAGTTTAAACGTGAATTAAATGGGGTGTATGCTCCTTACCAAAAGAATATAAATTTCTTTGTTAAGCAACAAGATTACATTAAGCTTAACCCAGAAACCTACTTCTATGTTGGTATGTTCAATGATACCGATGAACCTTATGGAGTTCCTCCATTTATGCCTGCATTAGATTCTCTCAAAGGACAAAATGATATGAAGATTAACTTCAAACATATCATGGAGATTTGTGGTATGGTTGGTTTCTTAGAAGCTAAGATGCAGAAATCTCCACAAAGACCAAATGAGAGTATAAAAGCTTATGAATCCCGATTATACCATGAACTTAATATCCTTAAACGTAATGTTAAAGAGGGTATGAAGGATGGGGTAGTTGCTGGTTACATAGATGACCATGAATTCAAACTAAATTCTACTACTAAGGAGCTCGGTAATATCGAGAAGCCTTGGAATATGAACCAACAATCTGTAGCAAATGGGTTGGGAGTTAATGGCTCTATCATTGGGGTATCATCTACTACTGGTGAAGGTGCAACTGGTATAATGCTGTCTAAGATGATTAGCCAGTTAAAAAATATCCAAATGCTTGTAGCTTATGTATTAGACCGACTTTATTCTCTAGAACTGCGTCTGGCAGGCTTTAATAATAAGGGGATGAAGATTGATTGGGGAACTTCTACAGTTTCTGATGAAGTTAAAATCCAACAAGGTCTTCAGTATAAGATACAGAACCTTGACTTATTGTATAAGGCTGGTATCATTAGTCAAGAGCAATATGCTTGGGAAATGGGTTATGATTCTCCTTCAGAAGAAGAACCAAGAGTTTCATTGGAAGACCAATTTGCTAAGGGAGGTAATTCAGACCCACAAGAGGGTACTAAGAAGAAACAAAGGCAAGATGATAAAAACCAATCTGCTCGTAGGTCAAGAGATAAGAATAACCCGGCTCCTTCTCGAGGAGACCAAAATACTAAAGCAAGATGAGTAAATTCACAAAGAAAAACAAAGAGCATCTTGATTCTATGGTGATAGGTCAAGGCCATACCATTATGGCTGGGTATATCCCAGAAGCAGTGGGAGCCCAGACTTTCTCCGAGAATTATTACAAATGGAAGAATCCTACACCGGACACCATTGCTCAATTTGGATTTTGGGGAGGGGATATAGATTATAATACCTATTACCCTAACCTGGATAAATCGGAATTAACTCCAAAGGATGAAGAGTTTATCGAACCTATGTTCCGATTACTTTCGGAAACAATCGTATCGAAAAATTGGAATCCTACAGACTTCGGTCAAAATGGAGTACTAAAGGCTTCTATGAAGATGTTGCTTGGTCAAACAGTAAACTGTGACCATGAAACCAACATCGGTAATGCTATTGGTGCTGTATCACAAGTAATGTGGCAGGAATCCTATAAAGACGGTAGCTTTACTATACCCGCTGGTATCAACGGTATTCTGAAAATCGATGGTAAGGCAAACCCAAGAATTGCTAGAGGCATCCTTATGGAACCTCCTTCAATTCATAGTAATTCAGTTACTGTACAATTTAAGTGGGATAAATCCCATCCCCAAATGGAAGATAACGAATTTTATCAGAAACTGGGTACTTATGACTCTAAGGGAGTTATGGTACGTAGAATTGTTACTGAAATTGTTCGTTACCTTGAGACCTCACTAGTTTCACATGGTGCTGATTCATTTGCCCAGAAAATTGGTTCGGATGGTAAAATCATTAACCCAACCTTTGCCAAAAGAACTTGGGCATCTTATGAAGAATACAGAGATGATAAATCGAAGCAATACTTCTTTACTGATTATAAATCAGATTTAACATCATATCAAGAAAAGAACGATACTCAGGGTTCTTTTAATGATAATGATGCCAATGATAATCATTCAAATAAAAATAACATGAACGAAGAATTACTAAAATTTCTTGAAAGCCTTTTTGGGGATAACATGCTTACCCTGGAAGAAGGTAAAGAGATGAATCAGGAAAATGTAATTGCCTGCATTCAGACTTTGGTATCATCCAGAAACGAATTGCAAACTTCGGTAGATAATCTTACTACAGAGAAAACTTCTCTTACGGAACAGATTACCAACTTGAATGCCGAAGTAGCTAACTTGAAGGAAATGGCAACCGTAGGAAAGAATCACATTGCTTCTCTACGTGAAAATGCCGTAGAAACCTACAAGAAGTTGATGGGTGATAAGGTAGATGAGACAATCGTTACGATGCTCAATGCCGAGACTACTGGTATTACTACTCTTATTTCCTTGACCAAGGATTACCAAGCTCGCTTGGAAGAGAAGTTCCCTCTCACTTGCTCAAAATGTGGTTCTAAGGACGTCAACCGTGCTTCCTCAATTGCTGAGGATGATACCGAGGGTAAAACTGGAACCCAGGGTACTGATACCCAACGGAATTCAGAATCTCCGAGTACTAAGAATGTAATCGATAACTTGTATCGAAACAAAATCAAATAACTAATATAAATAACCCGCGTTATGGAAAAAACTAAAATCGTAAACGACCCTCAGCAACTTACTCTCTTTGGGGAAAGAACCCCGAGAGCGGTGATTTACAAAAGTGAGTCACACAAATTGCACCAGGCTTTCAATGTTAAAGCTGGAGAGAAAATCGTACAGGGTATGCCAGTGGCTTTGAATGAAGAAGGTTTGATTTACCCTTGCACTGATACAGCTACTCAAGTTTATTTGGGTGTAGCAGTAACGGATAACGTTAACCCTGCTTATCAACCTCAAAGAAATTTCCCGGTAGAGGTAACAGTAGCTATGGAAGGTTACATGATTTGTAACTGGGTATCAAACGAAAATATCGAAGCTGGCTATGTAACTCCCGATGGAGAATTGCTTAACGATAGATTCGTAAAAGCTAACCAAGCAACTTCAACCCAGTTCATTGCCCTTAATCCAGCAGAAGAGGCAAATGAGGTAATTCAAGTACTCATCAAATAAGAGAAAAGAAGTTATGGAAAATAAAATAGATATTACAAAGTTGAAGGCTCAGGATTTTATGAATGAGCTGCCGGAAATGGTAAGAAGCTTGGAAGCTGTTCGTTCCGGTTCACAGGACAAGAAGCCTGTAGAGGTAACTTTTGGAGAATTGGTTACCGGTAAATGGGGTATTTCAGAAGATGAACTTTTTGAAAAGATGGGCATCAATCCAAAAGTGGACACGATGCAGAACATCTTTACAATGCCCCAACAGAATATTCGTTGGATTGTTCCGGAAATCATCCGTGCTGCTATCACATTGGGTATGCGCCAGGCTCCGTTCTATCCGAACATCATTGCATCTGATCAACCAATCAATGGTTTACAAGCAATCATGCCGATGGTTAACATGTCGGATGCTGCCCCTGCAAAGGTTAATGAGGCAGAAACTATCCCATTGGGTGATGTTAGCTTCGGACAGAAATCAGTTAGCCTCTTTAAAATCGGAAAAGGTTTCAAACTTACTGATGAAGTTCGTAACTATGTTTCGCTCGATGTCTTGGGAATCTACCTTCGTGATTTTGGTGTTCAGTTGGGTTATGCTCTGGATACTCTGGCTATGGACGTTGCTATCAATGGTAACAACCCTGATGGCTCTGAGTCTGCCCCGGTAATCGGTGTATACGAAACAACTAATGGTATCACTTACAAAGACCTTCTGCATATTTGGGTACGTGCTGCTCGTATGGGACGTAACTTCCAAACTATGATTGGTGGTGAAGACCAGGCAATCGAAATGCTGAACTTGCCGGAATTCAAGGATCGTCACTCTGGTACTACAGAAGCTACCCTGAATGTTAAGTCTCCTGTTCCCAAGAATGCTGACTTCTACATTCACCCGGGTACACCCGACCAACAGTTGCTGTTGATTGATACATCTGCTGCCTTGATTAAGCTTACTGCTCGTCAGTTGATGCTTGAATCTGAAAGAATCGTTTCTAACCAGACTCAGGCAATCTATGCAAGCTTGACTACTGGCTTCTCTAAGATGTACCAGGATGCAACTCTGTTGCTGGCTGCTGACAAGAAGTTCTCAGAATTCGGTTTCCCCGAGTTCATGAACGTAGACCCATATTTGATGGTTAACCTAGAATAATAAGGGACGTCCGGTTTCATCTATATAAATTCCCTGAGAGGGTAGGTAACTAAAAAGACCTATCCTCTCTTTAATCATTTTTAAATTTTAGGAAATATGGCTAAAGATAAATATACAGTAACTGTGGGACCAAGAGCTTACAGTTTTCATGACCAATCAACTGGTATTACCGTTTGTAGAGGAGAAGACAAGGAACTCTCTCGTCGTCAATTCCGTGCACCAAAGATTCAGAAGGCAATTGCCTCTGGCCATCTGATTATCATTGCTGATAAATCAGAAATCGAAAAGTATTCAGAGGCCGACATCGAAAAGTTGGATAAGAGACTGAATGCTCAGTTCAAGAAAGGCATGACTCTTGAAAAACTTGCAAAGGGCTATTCCCTGGAAGAACTGAAACTGGTAGCAGGTCTTCATGAAATCGTTGCCGAGAAAGATGATACAGTAGAAACACTTATTCAGGCTTTGCTGGAAGAATTCGAATCCTCTTCTAAAGGGTAATATATGAAAATTACATAAGACAGACTAATATGAATAACAATCTGGACTTTTTGTACGTTACGTCAGGTCTGGAAGTTTCATTCAGAGTCATATCCAAAGTCCCGGCCAAATCCATTTTTGACTGGGACTTTGGCGATGATAAGGGAGAGGTTTTCAATGGTGGAAGACATGTTTCCTATTCTTATGAAACTCCCGGTTTCTATACAGTTACCTTACACGTAACTAACTCTGCCGGTTTAGACCTTACCGTAGATAAGACTCTGGTAGTTTGTGATTATGGGCATACGGCATTAGCCGATACAATATATAACTTAATCGATTACTACATACCTTCAGAAATATCCGATGGTATGACCAGGGAAGAGAAATCTATATACATCACTAAATGGCAATATTATATTGGACCTCTAGTAAATCATACAATTCCACCAGATAAATATACTGACGAATTATGGTATGAAGCACTAGAAAACCAACTAATAATGGAATTGGCAGCATGGGATTTTCTTAATGTGAAGATACTTAACTTATTAACGAGTACTTCTGAATATTTAAGTCAATTAACTTCTACCAAAGAACAAACCGGTGATGGTACCTCTAAACCAGAACTTGCCCGAGGTGATAGGATTAAACAAATCACTACTGGGCCTACTGAAGTGCAATATTATGATACCCTGGCAGATGCTACAAGTTCCCTATGGAAAACACTTTCTCAAGCAATGCAACCAGGTGGATTAATAGATGAATTAAGGAAGAACCTTTGTATGTTAGCTTCACGATTGGAAATCTACTTACCATTCTGTGATGAAGTATTTAGAACCGTAGTCCCAAAAGTAGTTAACAGAAGGCAACCTGGAGTATTAGATGGGCCAAATCCAAGTGCTCCAGTGAAAGGTGGTAAGAAATCAATTCTAACTAAGTTATGACAAAAGAACCCTGGAGAATGGTAAAGAACCGCTCTTGGGATAGATACAAGAAAATTATCACTGACTTCTTAGATTGGGATGCTGGTAGGCAATCCATAACCTGGGCCAAACATGTTAATCAGCTTCTCAGTCATGCCGAAGACAGTATACCTAAATATTATAACATCCAAATCGAGGCATTATGTTACTACAATGCTTTCAGAAACTGGCCTATCAATAAGGCAACTATTTCAGGAGAATTGGATGATGAAAACTTATCAATACTAATTTCTAAATCTTATATAGAACAAATCGGTTATCTTACACCGGAAGGTTATTGGGATTTTAATTGGGAACAAGATAGGTTTGTAATTAATGGTATAACGTATAAGCCTTCTGGAGATACTCAGACTGCTCAGGCAAAGGATGAGGCTTTAGTTTTCATGATTATCCTAAAGAGAGACCGAGATACCAAAGTTGAATTTGTAGAATAAAAATAAAGTATATGGCAAAGATGTTAGTACTGAGGTGGACACCAATTACTACAAACAGTGGAATTTGGTTTGATAGTAATCTGGTTATCCTCAATGGTACCTCTGGAGTTCATATTGAAATGAAAGGTAATGGCAATGATGTAACGGCATTTCAATCGATGACCGGAAACAAATTTGTCACCTGCTTTCAAGATTACTTCGGGGATATCTGGGATAAAATAATACCTCATCCTGGTATAGGCCAGGTAATGAAATTCCGTGTAAATAAGCTTCCCGATTATGCTTGCATACGGGGGGATATAGAAGACGGTGGAGATGTAGATCCAGAAAATCCGAATATACCAATGAATGCCTTCTGTGGTTCAGAGGGAGAACCATTCAGGGATATAGATTCGGAATTCTTACTGGGTCGTCAACGTTCAGTAATTAATCCTTAAATTTTATAAATATGTATGTAAGTAAATATTACACCTGCGAAGAGATTGACCAGCGGTTGTTACAGGGTTACTATGATGACTTTGTTCGTGCTGGCTTTGGGGGAACTATAAATGAGTTCTGGGCTTTCGTACTTTCTATCAAAAATAAGGTAGATAAGAAGGAAGGATATGACTTATCTAAGAATGACTTCACTGATGAGTTAAAAGCTAAACTTGATGGCATTGAAGAACATGCAAACTACATCACTAAGGTATCTCAGCTTGAAAATGACTTAAAGTATCAAACTGAGGAAGAAGTTAAACAGATGATTAGTGATTTGGTTGATGGTGCAGATGATGCTCTTGATACTCTTAAAGAGTTAGCAGAAGCTTTGGGTAATGATCCAAATTTTGCTACAACTATTACCAATAAGCTAACCGAATTACGTACTGCTTTAACAGAAGAGGTTAATCGAGCTAAAGAGGCAGAAGCCGCTTTGGGTGCAGCAGTAGCAGCAGTTCAGGATAATCTTGAATATGGGTTAGACCAAATCAATAAGAAGATTGATACCGTTAAGGCAGACTTAAAAGCTGAAATCGACCGAGTTGAGAAGAAGGTAGATAAGAATGCTGAAGACATCAAAGACCTTAACGATAAAATAAATAATAATAATGATGAACTTGAGAATGAACTCAAGGGACTCATTCAACAGGAAAGAGAAGAACGTATCGCTGCTGATGCTGAGATTAAGGAAAGTGTAAATGAACTTAAGACCCTTCATATCAATGATAAGGCCGCACTCGAAGCTAAAATTGCTGAAGAGACTGCCAACCGTACCAATGCTGATACTGTCTTGGATTCTAAGATTAACGAGGAAATTACTAATCGCCAATCTGATACCCAGGCTCTTCAGAGTAAGATAGATCAGGAAAGAGTAGACCGTCATTCGGAGGACCAAGTTCTTCGCGATGAGATTTCTAAAGAGGTAGCCGATCGTACAAATGCCGATAACCTTCTTCAGAGTAACATCGATAAAGAAGCACAAGCTCGTACTTCTGCTGACCAGGTATTACAGAATAATATCGATTCAGAAGCAACTACAAGAGCTGCTCAGGATTTAGTTTTAGACCATAAAATTGAGGGTGTAAAACTCCAAGGTCAAGCAGATAAGGCTCAACTGTTGGAAGCTATTGCTACTGAAACTCAAGCTCGTAAAGATGCAGATACGGCACTTGATAATAAGAAGGTAGATAAACGTGAAGGTTATTCATTGACTAAGAATGACTTCACGGATATTCTTAAGGCTAAGCTTGACGGTATTGAAGAGAAAGCCAATTACATTACCAAGCTCTCTGAGTTGGTTAATGATATGGACTTCCAAAATGAAGAGCAAGTTAATGCTGCTATTCAGAAAATTGTAGGCTCTGCTCCCGAGGTACTTGATACATTGAAGGAAATTGCTGATGCCCTTGGTAATGACCCAAATTTTGCTGCAACTATCACCAAGAAGTTAGCTGCCTTAACTGAGGAGATTAACCAAGAGAAGGAAGACCGTATTGCTGGTGATGCTGCAAACAGTGCAGAGGTAGCTACTGAAAAAGCAGACCGTATTGCTGCAGATACTGCTCTTGAAACTAAGCTGAAAGAATATATCGACAATAAATCTACTGCAGGTGATACTGCTCTTAATGTAGTTAAGGATAACTTGAACAAGGAAATCCAAGACCGTAAAGATGCAGATGCTGCAATCCAGGCAAGCTTGGATAAGGAAATTGCCGACAGAAAGACTGCTGATGAGGCTTACACTGTAAGTTTGAATAACGTAAACAAACGTGTTTCAGAATTGGCTTTGAGCATTCAGGATTCTATTAACACTCTTCGTAATGAACTTACGGAACAGGTTAATGCGAATACTACTGCTATCGCTACTAATCAGCACGATATCGAAAGAAACTCAGAAGCCATCACTAACTTAACCAAGACAGTAGGTGATAACTACAAGGAGGTTAAGGATATGATTAACGAGGAAATCGTTGACCGTACCAATGCTGACAGTGGTTTGAGTTCTCGTATCGATAATGTAAATATCGACCTTAACACTGAACGTGTTGAGAGAACAGCTGCAGACCAAGTTCTTCAGGTAAATCTTGATAAAGAAGTAGCAGACCGTACTGCTGCTGATAAAGCCTTGTCTACAGAATTCACTGCTAAGTTGGATAATACCAAACAAGCTTTGGAATCAGAGGTAGGCAAATTGAATACCAAGATTGACCAAGAGAAAACGGACAGAGCTGCGGCTGATACTGCATTGGGAGTTCGTATTGATTCTCTAGAGGCAGGCAATACGACTGCTATGAATGACCTTAAAGAACAGGTTAAGAATAATACCACTGCAATTAATACAGAGAAAGACCGAGCAATTGCCAAGGAAACTTCTCTTGAGGCAAAGATTGATACCAACCTTCAGAATCACAAGGATGACATGGCTGCTATCAACCAGGATATCCTTACTGAGAAGAACGAACGTTTGGCAGGTGATACTTTGTTGCAAACCAATATCGATAAGGAGGCCACAGAACGTGCTAATCAAGATACCCTTATTAATAATGCTATTGCTCAGGAAAAGGCAGACCGTACTGCTGCAGACCAGGCAATGGATAATAAGAAAGTAGACAAGGTAGATGGCAAGGGTCTTTCGGCAAATGATTTTACCGACCTTCTGTATGCTAAACTTGATGGCATCGAAGAACATGCTAACTTTATTACGAAGGTATCAGAATTACTCAACGATTCTGATTTCCAGAATGCCGAACAAGTAGAGGCAGCTATCCAAAAGATTATTGGTTCTGCACCTGAAGTACTTGATACTCTAGCAGAGATTGCTAAAGCATTAGGGGATGACCCCAACTTCGCTGCAACTATGACTGCTAAGCTTACCGAATTGGAGAATAAGCTTACTGCCGAAAAGAACTTGCGTGAACAGGGAGATGATAACCTGCAACAGTCTTTCACTAACCTGAGTACTACTCTTACCACAACGGTAAATGATTTGAGAACTTTCGTTAGTGAAACTCGTACAGAGTTGTTAACTTCTCTGAATGCTACCAATGCTCTGGTAACTCAGAACACTGCCAATATCCAACGTAACTTAGAATTAATCCAGGGTATTCAAGATAACGTTAATGGTAATTACACTGCCATCAAGGATTTGTTGGAAAGTGAAATTGCTGCTCGTAAATCCGAAGATATCCGATTGGAGGCAAAAATCGACCAGAATACTTCTGACCTTAACACAGAAAGAGAAGAAAGAATTGCTGCCGATAAAGTTCTCCAGGATAATATCGATGCAGAGGAAGCGGCTCGTATTGCTGAAGATAAGAAAATCAATGCTCGTATCGATAAGGAAATCCAAGACAGAACCGATGCTGATACTGCCTTGGATAACAAGTTCACTGCAATTACCAATGACCATGAGGAAAGATTGGTAGCTGAGGAAGGTACTTCTGATGCTTTGCCTGGTACCATGGTTACAGATGTAAGTGCTGTAACTCGTAACGCTACTCAACTTACATTCAAGGTAAAAACTTCTACTAAAGACCAAGAGAATAATCAGTATGGTGATGAGGTAGAGGCAACTAAGAGTATCTTGGCAGCAACTCAAACTCTTGCAGGAGCTATGACTGCAGCTGATAAGGTTAAGCTTGATGGCTTAGACCCCAATGCTATTACCGAAATCTCAGCGGCATCCGATGCCGATAAGGTTACAGTTACAGTAACTAAAGATAATGGTTTGAACGATGACACTACTGAAACTTTCGATTTACCGGTAGTATCGGCAGATAAGGCTGGTACCATGACTGCGAAAGATAAGGTAGAATTGGACAGAATCAATACCGCTAACTTTGCTTTGGGTGCAGTTACTCCTAACGAAACTACAGTAGGAATTGCTGCTACTAAGACTAACATTGAAGACGGTACTACGGTTCAGAACCCAATCACTTTGCCTTCATCAACTTCCGAAAAGGCTGGTGTACAATCAGCAGCTGATAAGAAGTTGTTCGATTCTATACCAGATAATGTTATAGTTGGGTTTGATAGAAGGACTCAACAGTCTAATATGGTAGATCTCTACTTAGATTTATATACTGTAGATGAAGAGAGTGGGATATATAAAAGTAACCCAGAAGAATCGAATAGAAGACATATAAACATCCCTCCAGCAACTAATAAGCTTGCGGGTGTAATGACTGCAACCGATAAGGTAAATCTTGATGAGACCTTACCAGATGCTATTGCTCAAGAGGTTCAAGACCGTAAAGATGCAATAGAGGCTTTGACTAATTCTTCTACAGCTGCCCTGAACAAGGAAATCCAAGACCGTAAAGATGCCGATACGGCTCTTGATACCAAGTTCACTAAAGCAGTGGCTGATGAAACAAAAGCTCGTACGGATGCCGATACTGCATTGGGTGCAAGGATTGATAAAGAGATTGCTGATAGAACTGAGGCAGACACTGCCCTTGATAATAAACTGCAGAATAACATTAACACTCTAGAAGCTAAGCATGATGCCTTTGTAGCAACTAAGGGTAAGGCTGATGGCTTTGCTCCATTGGATGGGAATGGGTTAGTACCTGCTAACCATTTGCCTTCATATGTAGATGATGTACTTGAAGTATATGCTACCTATGATGTAAGCCCCACTGGAGGTCTTACTAATGTTCAATTGTATACGGATGCAGGTCACCAAACTCCCGTAGTTGGAGAATCTGGTAAGATTTATATAAATGTTTCCGATGGTGAACCTCCATACCAATTCCGTTGGTCAGGTACTAAATTCGTAGACAGTAATACTTCGTCTCTTATCATTGGGGAAATCGCAGGTACTGCTTTCGAAGGTAGTAGAGGTAAGCATCTTGAGGATGTGGTATCTAGCATGCCTAAAAATTTAATTAGTAAGGTTTCAATAGCTAACAAAAATAAGCGTAATGTTATTATCTTATGTAACTATTCTGCTACGGATGGTCAAGGGCATTACATTGATAAACCCGATGGGATGGTAATCCCTCTAACTCCAGCCACTACTAAAGAAGCTGGTCTGATGGATGCCGATAGTGTAATAAAGCTTAATCAAACCTTACCAGATGCTATTGAAGCTGAACAAGAGGCCCGTATTGCAAAAGATAATGAGCATGATAAACTAATCAATAGTTTACCTCAGGAGATAATGACGGTAATAAACGGTATTACCCAAAATACGAATAATCTCGGATTAAAGTATTTTAGATGGGTAAAGAATACCGAAGAGGGCTCATATAGTAGAGGTACAGATGTGAATGTCACCATACCAGCAGCAACTAAGACTACTGCAGGTGTAATGACTGCAGCTGATAAGACTAACTTGGATAATACGGTACAGGGGTTGGCAAATGAGATTACCAATAGAACTAATGCTATCAATGCTCTTCGTACAGAATTGAAAACTTACGTTGATGATTTGATTGCCGATACTGGTTCAGATGTAACTGCATTAGAAACTAAGGTAAATAATCACATTGCCAATAAATCTAATCCTCATGGAGTTACCAAATCCCAGGTTGGTTTGGGTAATGCTTCCAATACTTCGGATGCAAATAAGCCAGTATCTACTGCTCAGGCTGCTGCTATTGCCGATGCTAAGGCTGCAGGTACTGCTGCTCAAACTTCTATCAATAACCATGCAGGTAGAAAGGATAATCCTCATACAGTAACTAGAGCTCAATTGGGATTGGCAACTACTGACCAGGTAGTATTTGCTAAGACTACTGCTCCTTCCGGTTTCTGGAAAGAGTCTTCAGATATTCGACTCAAAGATAATATCCGAGATTTGAATCATACTCTAGACCAGATTTGCCAGATACCTACTAAGTCATTTAGTATGCTTGGTAAGGAAGATGAGGGAACTATTGCTCAGAACCTCGAGGGCTTAGGCTTTGGTAAATATGTGGAAGAAGTTCCAGTAGAGAAATCTACGGTACCCAATCCAGAGGAATTCGAAACCTTGGAAATCAACGGAGAAGAATACGTACTCGTAAAACAAGTTAAATATCACAAGATGTCAACCTTGGCAATCGAGGGTGTTAAACTTCTCTACGATGAAATCAAGGCTTTGAAGGCAGAGATTCAGGAACTTAAAAACAAATAAATCTTATGGGAGAGATAGCAACCTGGAGTGCTGTCAAAAGTAAAGTAGGCCTTGGTAAGGATGGCAATGACTGTCCTACCAAGGCTGAATTGTTAGCACTCTCCCCTACAGGAACAGGGGAAAATTATGTGGGGTTGGAACTATCCAATGCCGGTTCCTATGGAAATAACGAAACAGTAAAGTTAGAGGATATTCATAAGGTAACCTATAAGTATACATTTACAGCTATAAATACTTCCTTTACTTTTCCTGCCATAGGTGGAGAATCAACCCCTGCTAGAATAGGTTTAACTTCAACTAAACAAAAGTATTGGGATGGGGTAGCTCAAGGCTCTTCGGTAACAGTGGGTCATACCGGAACAACTTTACCAGATTGGTTAAAGGGGTCTACTGATACTATGGGGTTTATTGCTACCGAAAATTTAGCTCTATCCTCAAGAGCTCATACTAGAACTTATACTCAAGATGAATCTGGTAAAACCGTTTCTGCTACCTTCACTCAAGCAGCAGCCTCTCAATCTTGGCGTTATGTTTGGAGTTTATCACCTACCTCTATATTATTTGGGGCTACAGGAGGTACTAAAACCTTTACCGTTGAGTCTTACAAGCAAGAATTGAGAAATGGGCATAATTATGGTAACCAAATTGCTTTAACTTATACTAGAGCCAACTCTGGTAGTGTATCTGGAAGTGGTACTTCTGTAACTATGGGTAATAATACTTCTACCAGTACACGAAGTGGTACGGTAACCTTAACCCAAGCTGAGACCAATAAGAAGGCAACTCTCAGTTGTTCTCAATCAGCAGGTTATAGAACCTATAGTGAAATCACTGCAAGTGGAGGAAGTGTATCCGATATACCTGCAAGTGGAGGTACAAGAAGTTCATTCTCAACTATGCCCTCATATTCTCAAACTTGGGGATGGAATGGTTCTACAACTGGAGGTGGCACAATTACAAGCGGTGCTAGCATTAGTTATGGTACTGCAGTTAGTGCAGGTTCTTTGGGAACTACATCTAAGGCTAGAACAAGAGTAGGCTCCCTTACTTGTACAGTATCTCTGAATGGTAAATCGAAATCTATAACTCTCGATGTATATCAGGCAGCGAATTCAATTACCAGTACTACCGATGGTACACCAGTAATAAGTTTATCGGCAAATTCATACTCTATCTCTAATTCAGGAGGCAGTGTTAATATTTATGCCAGCGTAAGTATACCTACTACCAACCATTGGAGTTCAGGGTCAACAAGTGCAGGTTCTTCGAAGAGTGCTACACCTACTGTTAGTGCAAGTGGTACTGGATTTAGTTTGAATTCAGCTAAGACGGTACTTACTGCTACAGAGAACACGGGTACTTCAAGTAGAAGTTGTACAGTAACTGCATCCTATAGTGGGGCAACTACTAAAACCATCACAGTTACTCAGAGTGCTGCTTCAGTATCTTATAAGTATTACTTGGCATTTACTTCCCCTACTGGTTCTAGAACTACTTCCAGAACTGGATTATCAGCTTTGGGAGGTAATAACTTTACAGTTGATGTAGCTTATTCTTTTAAGACTAAGGTAATAAACGGTTCTGAAATAAGTACAAGATACCCATTAGCTTTAACTGTAACCTCAAAACCAAGTTGGGTTACAAATGTAGCAATTACAACGTTATCAAGTGATAATGGAAACTATGGGTTAACCTTAACCTTAACAGAGAATACCGTAGAATCAACAAGGTCAGGTACCATTAAATTAAGGCAAGCAGAAAATGGTGATAACGGTTGGGAGCTTACAGTCAACATAACTCAGAATGCTGCAACAATTACTTATGAATACGTATTTAATTTGGGGTAATAAAAATACAACACTATTCTGTATTTAATGATTAACCTAAGTATTAATCTTTAAAACCTTACAATTATGGAGTAGAAGTAAAAGACACCGAGATTGCTCGCCTCAATCGAGTAGTAGATGCTCAGAGAGACCAGAACATTATCAATCAAGTTGTGGCTGCCTTAAAAGGTACACTACACCGGCTCAGTAATTTTTAATTTGCTGGGATGACTAAAAGGAGTGCATCTATTTTAGGTGTACTCCTTTTTTCGTTTTAACCCATTAACTAAGGAATTATGGAACAAGAACAATGCAGAAACAGAATGCTTTAAATATTTTAAATAACAAAGCCAAATTTGAGGCAGTTGTTTCTGAATGCGATAATATTCTTGGTTTAATTAATAATCGTTCAGAATCACCTCGTAATCCTGCTCCAGATTTCGAAGAATTTAAGTTATCCATGAATGAGAGGTTAACTAACCAAGAAACCCTTTTATTAAGGATTGCTCAAGAATTGGGATTAGATAAACCTAAACAATAATAAGAATTATGCCAAGTAAGTCGGTTAATATTACACTATCGACTCCAATTGGTCCTCTAGAAATATACGTAGATAAACGAGAACAAGCTCGTGCAGAAAGGTTGATTGCTAAAACTCCAAGTATCTTAACTAAGGGTTATGCGAAAGGTACAGAAAAGTTTGGTAATCAACTTCTTCGTATAGTAAGACGAAGTTTGAATACTGGTGTACCTCCAAGAGGTTCCGGAGTATCTTGGCCACCACATGCTCCTGGTACCATAAAGAAGTATGGGGACCATACCATGCTAAATCTTACTGGACAATATGCCAGGTCAGTTACTTTAGTAAAGGGTAAGAAAAGAACTTTCGTTGGTTTACCAATTGGAATCAAGAAGATTACTTATACTGGTAAGACTTCAAGAAAAACTTTGAATCAGATAGCTATCATGTTAGAGTATGGTAGTAGAGATGGTAATTTACCACCTCGTCCTCTCTGGGCTCCTGCATTTAAGGCTGCTGGTGGAAAAGCTGCCTTACAAAAGGAAATACGTAATGAAGTTAGAAAAGAAATAAGGAGGATTATATAATGGCAGTAGATTTTGAAATATCTTCACTATCAGGAACTGGTACTGCTACCATTCGTGTAAAACCGAAAGCAGTAAATACAGAACAGACCTTAAAAGAGCAGGTCCTCAAGGTAGTAGTTCAGGGTGTAGAAAGGGAAGTAACTCTGATACAAAAGGCTGCTCCTAAAATAGTAGAGACCTGGGGAACTTATTTTAGTATCACTCCGGAAACTACTTCCCATACTTTCGATGGTACTAAAAGGGGTGAGACTCTAGAAATAGGGGTATATAGTTACCAACAGAAGTTTATAAATAATGAGCCTCAAGATGAATACCGTGCTGTAGATTGGAAATTAGAAAGCTCATCCGATTGGTTAGAGGTAACCCAAGAAATTGGGGAAGCTAATGCTGCAGGTAAGCTTATTATCAAAACTAAATCTACTAATCAAGATCACAACCCAAGTAACTATGACCCATTAGAAAGAACTACTACGGTTAAGATTATCTCACAGCAAGAACCTAACCCAGAGATAGTTTTAAATATAACTCAATCTCCAGGTATTAGAACTACTAAGTATGGCTTTGAACCAACTCCGAATATACCATTCCCAAACCTTGGTCAAAATACTAGTACTGCTCAGATTAGTAATGTAAAGGGTTATCAGTATTACCTTATCAATGGTACTCAAGTTGCTAAATTTGTAAAACAATTTAAGATAACCGATATAAGTAAGACAATAGAGGATCAATTCCCTGGAGGTATTGGTTCTGAACCAATACCCTTTAAAGTATGGCTTACCGATTATCCTTCAAATATTGCTACTCAATGGGTTAGTGAATTAAATTGTGTTGGTCATTTACAAACCATAATGGGTGGTTTTGGAGGTATTCAGGTAACTTATAATGGGTATATTAATGACAATGGCAATCAAAGTGTTCAATTAAATATTAGATTAGGACTTTAATGGTAAACTCAGAAGAAATAGTAGAAAGAACTTTTTATATCTCTCTACTTAGTACAATGTTGGAAATGGGTCTTACCTTAAACCCAGAAGACTTCTTACCTTTGTCTCAAGAAAACGAAAAAAGATTTCAAGAGGCAATCAAAGGTATGAAGAAGTTTATACCACTTTTTGGTATAGGGAATAATCAAGTAAAAGGCCCAAAGACTCTCCCAAGAATAACCATAGAACTACAGGGTTATTATGCTGGAGATATTGGTGTGAATAAATACATCATTGGTGATAAACTTGAGGATGGTAATTACCAAGCTTCAGAGTTTCCTTATGAAACTAAAGATATTACCATAGATGTACATCTAGTTTCTCAAACTCAAGCAGATATGAGATTACTACATACAATCTTATATACTAGCTTACCTGCTAGAGGATACATAAAACCTTATTTCAATGATTTAGAGGAATGGGACAAGGGCAGGCTTGCATCAACCGGAAACCTATTCATTGAAATTGGTAATTATTATGATCATCCAGATGTAGAACATGGAATACTTGAAAAGGTATATACTTACATATGTAAAGATGGTATTCTTCCAGAAAAACCCCTGGAAGAAGGTATACTTACACCTATCCAGGATATATCAGTTCTCATTGGTTTGTTAGAACAAAACGAAAATGAAATGTTAGAGTTAAAAGTACCTAAGGTATAGGTACAATACTCTAGGGTATAAATTAAACGAGTAATTAACTTTAATCACAATAGAATTATGCCAACTTCACCTCATGTTGATTTTAAGTTTAAGAACAACAATGTTCTTCAAACTACTCCTATGTTAGGAGTTTCTTGTGTATTGGCTAGAACTACTAAGGGCCCTTATGATGACCCATCAGAAATCATCTCTACATTCTCTCAGTTCCAAAGAATCTATGGTTCTGAAATTGTACCCGATGGTTCTGTATCAAATATCGAAAAGGCTTTGCAAGGTGGTTCTAAGCTTCGTGTTATTCGAGTGCTTGGTAAGGGAGCTACTCAAGGTACAGTAGCTGCAACTGCAGGTAAAGCTAAAACAGTTGCTAAATCCGAAGAGGAAGGTATAGTACCTGCTTCTGCTACTCCAGACCCTGCTACTCCTGCAGCATTGATAACCATTGCTTCTGGGGGAACTACTTATAGTTTGGGATTGGTAACCAAAGGTTATGGAGACCCCATCGGTAGTACTGATACCTTCCAGGTAGGTTTCTATAAACAATCCAATACCTTGTATTATAGAATCTATTCAGGCAATGGCCAGGTACTTGAACAAGGTCCGGTAGTAACTTATAAAACTGCCGATGATAACAATAATACTTCGGTAGATTACCTTGCTCTTAGTGCCTTTGCTAAGAACTCAGAGTATATTAAACCGGTAGTAGTTGCTGGTTCATCTTTTGAGAACTTAATAAAATGGCTTACCGATAGTGTAGATGGTACAAAAAATGCCGTTACTGTAACAGTTGGGGGAGCAGTTCCTTCCGATACCGAGAAACTATTTACCGGTACCGTAGGTAGTGCTGGTTCTAACCCTACTGCTGATGAATGGATCGCTTCATTGGATTTAGTAAGGGACTACACTGACTTTTACCAATTATTCATTTCCCATATCTCTCAACACCTTACTGCTGATGCTGATGTACTCAAGGTATATAAGGCTGCTGCAGATATGGCAAAAGAATTAATGGAATGGGTACTGTATATCGAAGTTCCAAAACACTTGACCCATTATACTCAAGGTACACAACCCAGAGATTACAAAGCTCAGGTTACTTGGGTACAGACTTGCCTCGGTACTGTAGGTAACTCTAAGTACATTGCTTATTTTGGTGGTGGCCTTAAGTACTACAACGAAAACGGTAACCTTCAGGATTCCGATGTAGTGGGTACCATTGCAGGTTTGGGAGATGCTTCTGCTACTCAATACGGACCCTGGAAATCCTTTGCAGGTATGAACCGAGGAGTTATTGGAGATGCCGTTGGACCAGTATGCCCAAATTATGGTTCTCCTTCTCGATATAATGAACTGAACACACTTGCTCAGAATTATATCAATGAGATGGTAATCAAAGATACTCCCGATGCAGGTAAACAAACCATGCTATGGCATTGCTTCTCTTCTCAGGTAAAACAGGATTCAGAAAGATTCCTTTCAATCGTAAGATTGAATTTGTATTTGAAGAAGTTCCTTCGTCCCGTACTTAACAAATACCTGGAAGAGCCCAATGTTTGGAGTACTTGGAAAAGAATTTGGTTGGAGGTTAAACCTACACTAGACTCTCTGGTAGATGAAGATGCCATGACAGAATATACCTGGATGGGTGACCAGGATGCAACTTCTTGGGATGATCTTTCCGTAAATAACGAATCAGATGCCCGTCAAGGTAAGTACCGTGCTATCCTTAAGTATAAGGATGTAGTTCCTATGCAAGAGGTAACTATGGAGATTGTAATTGATGCAGCTTCTAAGGCTGTATCAATTGTGGAATCAAGTAATAACGCTTAAACAATTATAACGATGGGAGCAAAAGTAAAAAATCCACGGAAGAAGTTCTTGTGGAGTATCATGTTCCCCAAGCACCCTATCAATACTTATCTGTTCCAAACTTGTACTTTGCCCGATATAGAGATTGACCAGGTTGCTCATGGGGATGTCAATAGAGACGTTAAAACTCCAGGTAGGGTTTCAGTTGGTAATCTTATCGTAGAGAAACTTATGACTACTGCAGGTTCAGATACCTGGCTTCATGATTGGCTCTATGCTTGCCAAGATATGATTGCCGGTGGGGGATTACCTCCTGCTCAGATATGGGAAACTGCAATCGTAAATGAACTTGCTGAAGACGGAGTCTCAGTTCTTAACACCCATATCTTCGAAGAGGTTTGGCCCTGTAAAGTTACTGGCTTAGACTTGGACAGAATGGCTTCAGAGAATACCATAGAGTCCATAGAGTTCTCGGTTGGTACTGCAGACAAATACTAATTCCTTAGCCTATTTTCACTAAGATTCGGTGGAGGGGTGGGATTCCTGTGATAGGAGCTCACCCCTTTCTTGTTGTTATACGGAGTACTATGAACATTTGTAAACATTAAATATATCAAAGTTATGGAATTTAGAACATTTAGATTTACCGGACCCTCTGGTTTCGAATATGAAATTAGAGAACAGAATGGAGCTGATGAAGACATTCTCAGTAACCTTTCAGACATGAAAACTTTAATGAACCTTACCAAGTTCATTGCAGCAATCGTAATTAGAACTAATGCCACTCCTAACGGTAAGCTAACCGTTGATGATGCTCTCAATCTACCAGTCAATGACCGCTATGCAATTATTTTCAATTCTCGTATATTCTCATTGGGAGAGGAAGTAGAATTTGAATATGACTGGGGTAAAGAGAACGGTGGTAAAGTTACTTATGGCCAAGACCTTCATGAGTTCCTTTTCGATTATTCAGAAGTACCCACTGATAATAGGGTATTTGATGAAAAACCAGATGCCATCCCTTATTATCCAAAGGGTATTCAATTAACCGGTCATGAATATCTTCTTTCATCGGGCAAGAAAATCAAATTTGATTGTATGACTGGTAAGGGAGAACAGGAGTTCATGAAGTTACCCTTGGATAAACAAACTAAGAATGCCCCCTTACTTTGTCGGAATCTTTACTTAGAAGTAGACGGTAATTGGGAGAAGGTAGAAAACTTTACTCCATTTACAGCAAAAGATATGGCTGAGATGAGAAAGTATATAATCTCTATTGACCCTATCTTTAAGGGAGAGTCCCATATTACTAATCCCTTAACTGGAGAAGAAAGAACTTATCCTATAGTTTGGGCACCCAATTTTTTCTACCTGACGGAAGAGTAATGTTAGAGAGTGATTTTGTTTATATCACCAGAGCCGAGATAGCCTTAGACTATTTCGGCTTTTTACGTCTTCCGTATAGAATCAGGAAAATATTTAAGGAAATGGCCGAACAATATTATAAACAACTAAAGAAAAGAAAATAAATTATGAATACCAGTAGGAGTATAGTAGAGGTCGGTGTTGCCATGGTATTAAAAGACCGATTCTCTCAGGAGGCTGGCAAGATATCTGGGTCATTCAGAACAATGATGAATGATATGAATACCTGGAATAGAGGTATACAGATGTCAGCTTCCAATACAATGGACTTCGGAATGCAGCTCGTAGGGGGAATGGCAAGGGCCTATAAATACTCTGCGGGTGTTCAGAATGAAGTTTGGACTGCTTCGAAAATTGCTGGTGCTACCATTGCAGAACAAAGAGAAATGTTACAATTGGCAAAAGATGTCAATGAGATAACTCCTCTTACTGCTTCGGATGTTGCATCAGGACAAAGATACCTGGCTATGGCAGGTAATAAATTCGATGCTATTAAAGAAATGATTGGGCCAGCATCTAAGCTGGCTTCAATCTTTACAATGCCAGTGGGACAGAAAGGTGGTGTAGCTGACTTGATAACTAATATCATGTCAATGTACCAAATCCCAATGACAGAAGCCGCTAGAGTAACCGATGACTTATATACTGCAGTTACTAATGCAAATATATCTTTGACAGACTTAGCCCAGTCCATATCTTATGCAGGAGCAGATATGGCAACTGCTGGAGTAGACCTTCGGCAAACGGCTGCTGCCATCGGTGTATTGGGAGATATGGGTATACAGGGTTCTATGGCAGGTACCTCTCTGGCTAATATGATTCGTTACTTACAACTCTCTCTTGTTAATCAAAAAAAGAAAGGCTATAACGCTTTAGCAGACCTGGGCTTAAGTCCAGATGAATTCTTCGATGCTCAAGGTAACCTTATAGACCTTTACACTATCTATCAGAAGTTTGCTAAGGCCGCAGTAGATTTACCTTCACGGATAGAAACACCAACCTTCTTCAATATCTTTGGTGTTCGTGGTAATCGTGGTATGCTTCCAGTACTTCGAGATATTGCTTCTGGTAGAGATAAGATGGGTAAGATACTTGCTACCTATGACCAAAACATGGGAGCAGTAAATCGACTCAATGAAGAACGTCTTAAAACCGATGCAGGTGTAATCGACCAATTCGAATCAAGTATAGAGAACTTAACCGTTACGGCAGGTGCGGCTTTGGGTAGAATCTTTACCCCAGTTCTCCAATTCGGAGTTAAGTTCCTGGACATAGTTAATTCTATTTCAGAAACTTGGGGAGGTAGTTTTGCTTTAAGAGTAGCTGCTACAGGTGTAGTAGTAGGTACAATAGTTGCAGGCTTTAGGACTGTACGAGGCGTCATAAGGTCAATGGGTTACCTACAAACTATTGCTACTGCTTCTACTGAAGGTATGTCTGCTGCGGCTATAAAGACCAATACCCAATTTGCCATCATGGAAGCTCACATGGTAAGCCTGGTTAACCTTATGAGAACTATGGTTCAACTCCAGATGATGTCAAGTGGTATTTATATGAATAGCAAGGGTAGGTTCTACAATATGCTAAATGGTAGATATGTTAAAACACCTAACCCAGGTGTACCAATGGCAACTACTATGGCAGGTAATCTTATAGGAGGTGCAGTCGGTGGAGCTGCTGCTAATGCTGGTAGTAGAGCAGCAGGTCAGGTTGCTGCTAAAGGTTTAACTGGTATGATGGGTAGATTTATGGGGTTCTTAGGAGGACCCTGGGGTTTAGCCATTAGCATAGGTTTACCTCTATTAATCGAGGTAGGTGGTAGACTTATCAGTTCGATAGATAAAAATACCGATGCTCAGAATAACAAGGAGGATGACCCCTTAGTTATCAAAGCTCAGAATGAAGAAAGGTTTATCAATGCCATGAGGTCTGCCATCAGGGATGGTTTAAAAGAGGGCAAGATTGGTATTACAATTGATGGGCAATCTATGGGTGACTATTCCCTTGGTAGTCAACAGGATTATACTGGAGTAGTATTAGGATTATAAACTAAAATATTATGGCTAGAATATTAGGACAGGCAGCTGGTAAAGTTGTTGAAAAATACAATGACCTTACTCGAGATACAGCAGGTGTTCTTACTGGCCCTTTGAATAAACTTTGGAGAGCTCGGATATTACTTAACCGAGCTACTTCTACTCTTCCAAAAGATAGTGCTCTCAAGGGTAAAATCTATGACCCTAATGGGGTACCCGGAGAAGCTCAGATATCTTCTAAGAACCCAACTCTGAACAAACAACTCCAGGCAAAATGGAGAATGGAATTACAATTTCCAAGGATGGAGGAAGGGGAAGGAGTAGACCCAGCAAAGGGTAATAAGAATACCACTAACTACAGAAACTTCGAAGTAAAGGCAGGCATCCGATATCAAAACGAAGTACGGATTTATAATATGTCTGCTAACCCAACCCAATATATTACTTTACAGAATCGACCTCCCGAATTAGATTTTCGAGGAGAAACTACTTGGGCAACTATTAAGTCTATGGGTCGTAATACACCTATGTATCATTTCACGGGAGCTGAAGATATCATTCAATTTAATGTATCTTGGTTCTCAACTACTTTGGATAACCCAGAGGAAGTGATAAATAAATGTAGATTACTTGAAGCCTGGACGAAGGCAAACGGTTATCAAGCAGCACCTCCAATAATCCAAATCGAGTGGGGAGATTCTGGTATATTCGAAAATCATTATTATATCCTTACCTCTGCAACCTATACTCTGAAGAACTTTCAGAATGGTTATAGAGTAAGGGTACCAGGTAAACCTGCTACATTTGGCAATGGTAAGTTATTGCCTGCAGCAGCAACTCAGGAATTAATCTTCAAGAGAGTAAGTGCTTATAATTTATCCTATGGAGATTTTATTAATACTGATTCACTTAAGAAGACGGAGGGCATTAAATATGATTGATACATCTCAATATTTAAAAGGTGCAAGTCCCTATAACCAGGCCTATGTTTTAAACTATGGCGATGGAGATTATTCTTTAGAGGCAGTACAGACATCAGTACCTTCTTCTAACGATGATCTTCAACATACCGTTAAGGATGGTGAGACTTTGCAGAATATTGCTTATCGGTATTATGGGGATTCTGGTAAATGGTTTCTAATTGCTGAAGCAAATACTATCCTCAATCCATTTAAGGAATTAGAAAGTGGAACCATTATAAAAATCCCAGTGTATGCCGGCTAAACAGAAACCTATATTGTATAATGGAATGGGCCAACCTTATTTGGCCCTTTTCGATTTTAAAGGAATGCCTATTAAGAATCCTCTTACGGGCATTCCTCTTGGAGCGTATATAAGTACCTGGAATTATAAATACGATGAAGAGAAAGAGAATTTGGCTACCATCACTTTTGATACTGGCAATCCAGATACCGTAGATATCGGGGCTTTACAAGAGGGTCAGGTAATCTGCCTTCAGTGGGGTTATATTTATCCCGATGGTCAATTCGTATCTGGTCCCATAAAGGTAATCAAGGTAAGGGACTCCGAAGCTACTTTTGATTCTACAGGTACTCATGTAACTATTAAGTGCATTGATTCCACAGGTGATTTAAGGTATCAGCCTGCTTATAACTTTTCGGATATGGAAGGTTATAAGTTATCTACCTTCTTGGACAATGGTTGTGATAATTCTACTGGTGTAATCATAGAAATCTTTCAGTAATGGAACAACAGATAATAAGTAATAAAGTATATGAGTCACTACAAGTGCCTACAGAAAATACTCGAACTACTACTGGAAAGGTGCTTTATGCTAACCGGTTTAGTGGAGTAGCTCAAGTAGCTATGCCTGAGGATTTAAAGGCTTTAATTGATAGCGACTTTGGTTTGGTGGGTAAGAATATCTTGGTTCAATTAGAACAGAAGATGAAAGGTTATACTAATGGGCCTTGGTATGTAGATTCCAGGGATGGAGTTATCTATATACATAATCGTAAGTTCAATGAGGAACCAGTTCATACTTATACCTATCAAGGTGAGAATGGTGAGGTACTTAGTGTATATTTTGCCATGGAGAACATTACCAAAAGAGTTAAGGCAACTCTATCTCCTTTGGTAAGTCCAGAGACTAAAGACTTAAATGTAGTCACTACAGGTATAAAAGAACCAGAAGATAACAACTTACCTCAAGTAATGCCCAATGGGGCAAATGGTGTATACTACAAAAATTGGCCTACTTCAGTAGGTAAATATGGGGCAGAGAATAATCCCGAAGATATTTGGAAAGTACAAAGTATTCAGATAGAACATGCTCTAGCTAATGATATGAATTTCAAAGCAGCGGTTGCAGCAGAGAAAGAATTGAATTACGATTGGAATAGTGACGTAGCTGAATACAATGCTGCTAACCCTGCAGAAGCTTATAGGAAGGGTAAACAGAAATATCTAGATGAGATGAGCATTACTGAACTAAAAGAAGCCATCAATCAAGCAGTTTCTAATTTACCAAGTGACCGTAGATCTGCCGTACAACAAGCATTACGTAATTCAAAAACAGATAAAGAGTTAGAGGCTAATCTTTATAAGATATTGAAGAATGAGAGGTATCTATTTGAAGGTGAAGACCAAATGACTTACATGACTGTAGAAGATGTAGACCCAAGAGATTATGACCCTCAACATGCTAATAAGGGAGGTGCTACTGCTTGGGGATCTGAAGACATGGCAAGTGTAAATCGAGGTATACAAGCTTTAAAAGATGACCCGTATGCAATCGTAATAGATGACACTCCAGTTATCAAGTATAAGAACCCTCTTAATCAAAGCTTGGGAATTTACAGTATCAGTGTGAAAGTACAACATTGGAAAAAGGCTAATATGGATGTGCCCATCTATAAGCTTTATCATAACCTATTTAGTAGATATGGGGGAGCCGATAAATATGTTTGGGCAGCTAATGCTAATGCTAATGGCGGTTTAAAGCATACAGAGAAACGTATTGTAGGTAAAATGCAAGTAGTGGGCAGACCTTCTCTAGCATCATCTCAGATTATCATAATTGAGAATGTAGGTAAACGTTGGTCAGGACCTTGGTATATTAAACAGTGTACTCACTCTATGGATGCAGGTCAAGGTTATGTAACTAATTTAGAATTAGTTAAGAATGCTGGTAAATCAGGTTCAGTTACAGCTAAGTCCGGTTTATCTACTCAAACTATTGTAGCCAATGAAGCTAAGGCAAACAGTAAGACGGATAAGGGTAAAGATAAAAAGGCTTTGAGTAATACTAATGAATTGGTACTTGACTTCACCGATAACGAGGTAGTATACTTCGTAGAGAGCTTCATGGACAAGAATGGTCAATTAAAAGACTGGAGAGCTGCAGATGAGTTTATACGGAAGAAAGCTTACTATACCGAAGTAGTTGCAAAAGACCCACTTGAAAAAGCCGAAGGTATGATTATCAGTGAAGGTAATCTTACTACATCTACCGGTAAGTACATACCTGGCAAGATTACAATCAAGGAAGTTCAGGTGCCAGATGATTATTGGGTTAAATTTGATTATCAGGCAGTGGCCATGAAGAACTACAAGGAATACCTAAAGTTAAATAAGATTAAGTAATTATGGGATACGAAACTGCAAAGATAATAACCGAAGAAGGCCTAGAAGGCCTTGGTAGGTACTACTCAGTTTATCGAGGTATAGTCATAGACAATGAAGATACTGAGAAGAATATGAATAGGGTGAAAGTATGTATCCCAGAAGTAATGGGAGGTACTTTTGCATGGGCCTTACCAAAAGGACAACATGGTTCAATTAGTACAGGCTTCAAGTTCTTGGCTCCTAAGATAGGCGATATAGTTTTTGTTACTTTCGAATTCGGAGACCCAACTAAACCTCTTTGGGAATATCATGGATGGGGATTACAACAAATCCCTGAACCCTTGAATGGGCCCAATAAGATGGGCTTAGTTACTCCAGAAGGTAATCTGATTGTTATTAATGACGATGAAGGAACTCTGAACTTATACTTCAATGGTACTGTGTCAGTATACTCTGAATCAGATGTAGTGGTGGCTTCTAAGAAAAGCATTGGTATTAACTCAGGTGATACCGTAGTAATAAATGAGGGAGAAAATAGAGGTATCATCAACATCGAACAGCTAACCGAGAAACTAAACCAAACGGTTAAGGAACTCGAACAATTAAGAAGTATGTTCAACTCTCATGTACACTCAGGTGTAACTACTGGACCAGGTTCTTCAGGTCCTACTGTAACTCAAGTAACTAAACCATTCTCACAATTTCAGATTGATGATTATGAGGATAAATCTTGTATACACTAATGGAAAAGAATTACTTCACAGATATAGTTGGTATAGGAGTAACGTTTCCTATTCAACTTACTCGAAACGAAAAGGGAGAAACCGGTTGGTACCCAGTAAATGGGGATTTCAAACTTATCCGGGATAATATAAGTGCTATCCTATATTACATGATTGGCCAGAGATTTCGACAGGAAAACTTTGGTAGTAAACTATGGCAATGTATTGAGGAACCAAACTCACAAGCCCTAAGTTTTATAATTAAAGAGTTTTTAAAACAAGCCATAGGTGCTTGGGAACAAAGGATAACCTTCCAAAATATCACAGTTACTAGAGTTGATGCAAAAATACACATAGAAGTAACCTATGTAGTAAATGGAACAAATTCTAGTCAGTACCTCGATATCACCTATGACCGGTCGGATAATTCATTAAATACACAATAATATGGGAATCACAAATAAATGGCTTAACCCATACCAGAGGTCTTATCAACAGATTAAGGCCAAGCTGGTTGAATCCCTTATGGGACTCAAAGACCCTCAAGGTCAGAAACTCATAACGGATTATTCGGAGGGGAATATCTTAATTATCATCCTCTCATTGTTTGCGGCAATTGCCGAAGTACTTCACTACTATGTAGATAACATGGCAAGGGAAACTTTCCTATCTACGGCAAGAAGGTATGATTCGGTAGTTAAACATGGGGCTTTGGTAGATTACCATGCTCGAGCAGCAATTGCTGCTACAGTAGATGTAATCTTATCCAGAAGTATTACTGGTAATTCTATCGGAGCTAAATTAACTATACCTCAAGGAACTTTATTTACAGATTCTAGTGGTAATTCTTGGTTATCTGCCAGAGACGTAACTTGGTATTCAAATGTAACCACTTGTAAAGTACCAATTATACAACATGAGAAGTATACTGCAAGCGCTCTCAATAATATGGTAATACCCACTGGAGATAGAGTTATAATTCATCTTGGTACTCTACCCAATGGTAAGTATTATGAACAAGGCTCTATGTCATTACAGATAGGTGGGGAAACTTGGGTATTAGTAGATACATTTGCAAAATCCAAACCCACAGATAAGCATTTCAGGGTTTCAGTAGATGAGGCACTCAATCCTTATATAATGTTTGGAGATGGTACCTTTGGTAAGAAGCCTGCAGCAGGAGCAAAAATAACCAATGTGGTATTCTACTTAACCAATGGTACTCAGGGTAATGTAAAGAGTAATACTATTACTTCTGTACCTTCAGTAATATCTTCCTCAATTACGGATGCTACTGTAAGTAATGCTTATGATGCTGGAGGTGGTTCAAACTATGAAAATTTTACAATGCTCAAAGAACATATACCTTTGAGTGTAAAGACTTTGGGAGTAGCAATTACCAAAGAGGATTTCGAAAGTTTAGCTATGTTAGTTGATGGGGTAAATAAAGCTAAAGCCGATTATGAATGCGGTAGAAAGCTTACCGTATATATTAGCCCAGATGGTGGAGCAGTTGCTTCTTCTGAATTAATTAATAGGGTATATAATTTATTATCCCAAAGGGCTCCTATGACTACTTGGTTGAAGGTTAAATCTGCAGGCAAGGTTCAGATTATTCTAGAGATGGATGTTACCGGTAAGAAGTCTTATAAGACTGCAGAGATACAAACTCAAATTCTTACAGCATTATACAATGCCTATTCTCCAGAGCAAGCTCAGATAGGTGGAAGCGTAAGGTTATCAGATATCTATGCCTTAATAGATAACTTATCAACAGTAGATTACCTTCACCTTACTAAATTCTATATTAAACCTTGGCCTACTACCATCTATGGTAATAAAGAATTGAACTTGGGTCAGTTTAAATTGAATAAGGCTAAAGGGTCTATGACTTACTATATTACCTTCAATTCATCAACTACTTTTACTGTACGTTCTGTATCAAATGGGTATATGGCTACTGGTACTGTAGGTAATTCTATACAGGTAATAGATAAGGCTAATGGCTTTGACTTCTCTTTGGATATTCAGAACAATAATTATCAGTCTGGTTACAGATATTCTATTACGGTATCAGAACCTAACCATGACTATGAAGACCCCGGTTTTAATTTACCAGTATTCGAAAATGCTTCACAATTGACTTTAACCGTAAAAGAAATTGTATAATGATAAACCTCAAAAATCTAATCGACTTTTTGCCATTCGAGTATAAAGCTCAAGATACCTATAAGGTAAATGGCAAAGGCATCTTAGAGAGGTTTCTAGAAATTTGTGGAGAGCATTTTGAAGATTACATTACAAAGGATATTGAGAATATCTTGGACATTATTGATATAGATAAGGCTCCGGATATGTATCTCAATTTCCTTTGGCAATTCCTCGGAGAAATGCCCTTTGCTTATGGGAACACTATAGATGCACAGAAATGGGCAGAGTACTTTAATGGGTTCTACTCCGATGATAAACTCCAAGAGTTATCTAAGCTTTGGATAATACCAAAGGAGGGACCCTTTACTTTAACCAGTACTCAAGTAAGAAACATCCTGAAGTATTCGATATCTCTTTTTAAAATAAGAGGCACCTCTGAGTTCTTCGAGATAATGATGAGGTTGTATGGATTAACCTGCGTAGTAACAGACCCTGCAAAAGCAGATAGCTATGATGGTTGGGTAAAAGGCAATCCACACTTTGACCAATACTATCAGTATGACGATAAGTATACTTACGATAATACTTTTGACTGTTCTCAGTGTATACCAGTAACCTTTAGACTTACAGGTCATGGATATACTTCGAACTCGGCAGCTTTTAGAAAATTTAGAGAAGCTGTAGAGGCTTTCTTTAAAAGGTTCATACCCTATCATGTATCTTTCAATATTCAATATGGGTTTACCGTAAATGATGGGTATACTATTAAAGCCGAGTTAGTAAATCCAGACCAACCCAATTTGATTACTTCTGAAGTATATGAAGTACCAGTGAGGGTAACAGTAACTTCAGATTGGGTAAATGCTGACTTAAGGTACCAGATATCCAGTGATAACGTAAACTGGGGTTACACCAAACATGAAAGTGGTTCTATCTTTAACATACCCAGGGCAGGTACTTATTATTTTAGAAGTGTGGGAGACCCTACTAAGGTAACCCAAATCACCGTTAATCAAGAATCCTATAATCGAGTATATTCTATTACTTGCGACCCAATTACTGGAAAGATAACTCCTACTAACCTAAAAGTAAGTACAGTAGTAAGGGCAAATGTATCTTATAAGGGTACAGTGAAAACTTGTAATGTACGATTATCTGGTACGGATATAGTGAAAGTCTCTGGTTCAACTTGGGAGTTTTCCGAACCAGGTACCTATATATTCGAGGTAGTAGAGTTCCCAGTGAAGCAAACTTCTTTTGTCGTAACTCGAGAAGAGGTTACATATAAGGTAAGATGTACACCTTCTGAATTTAGAGTTGGGGATAAGCAAAGTATCAAGGATGCTACTACCACTCTTACCATCGAATCGAATTACCCAGAATCATTTACTGGTGAACTATATTGTAGGCTAATTGGTGATACTAAGTTGTTTAAGAACGGTGATAAGTTTACTGCTAATAGTTATGGTACTTATAAGTTTAAATGTACACTGGATAAAAGGGAAACCGATGAAGGTGTAGGTATATTCGAAGTAGTATCTGGTAAGACTGCAGTATATAGAATTACTGTTAGCCCACCAACAGTCACATTATTCAATGGCTCTGCAAAAGCTACAGTAAAGATACAACGTATTTCTGGTAATGGGAATGATTACAGAGTAAGGGTAATTGAAACTGGGGAAACCTTTAATGCTCAGAATGGTTATGTATATACTGCAAATAGGGCAGGGACTTATACCTTCCAGTCTGTAGCTTACCCTACTGCTAAGACTACTTTGGTAGTTAATAATTCTCCAGTAGTATATCAGAATAAATTAAAGATAGTACCTTCGGATGCTACAGACAGTCATTGGAAAGAACCCAACTGGGCATTACCAGAAGACCAGATAGATGATACTTATGCAGTATACCAATTATTGGATGAGAAGTCTGCTTGTAAGTTCCATCTTGAGGAAATGAAAAATGGGGTCAATGTAAGTGGTACTGCTACCTGTGATGAGAACGGGGAAACCTATAACCTTGATGAGGAAATTGTTCTTACCAAGGCTGGGACTTATACCTTTGTGGCAGATGATGGTTCTTCATTAAGATGTCAAGTAATACTGGAAGATTATCCTACAATCATCGAGATTTCTTGTACTCCCACTTATGCAGAATTAAAGGGGAATGTTAAACAAGTATCTACTTTAATCAAGTGTACTTCTAATAAACCTGACTTCGATAGTCGAATAAGGGAAGTTGGTAAAGTAACTACTTATGACGCAGGTGGTGCTGGTTATGAATTTGTAACTGCACAAGCTGGAGAGTATATATTCGAATCAGTGGTAGATACTTCGAAGAGAACTAAGTTCACCGTAGTAGATGCAGACCTTTTAAGTGTTAGTCCTCAAAAGTTAGAATGGGAACATGATGACCTCTCAGAGAAAACATTTACCATTACAACTTACAGTAATCAATCTTGGCAAATAGTAGAACAATGATAAATTCAACAATCGATAGAATAACAGAGACCACAACTCAGTCTTTATTCAAGACATTCACTGTGGGTATATTGGGAGAGTGTACACAAATCTTGTATGATTTGAGATGGATGATAATTCTTGCAATAATTCTAATCCTATCAGATTTATGGTTTGGGTTATCTGCAAGTAGGTTACAGAAAATCGAAATTCGAAAATCTAGAGCTGGAAGAAGAACTCTAAACAAGATAGTAGATTATATCTGCTATGTTCTACTTGGTGCTGTACTTGGTAAAGCTATTGGAGAACCCTATGGGATGAACCCAATAGTGGTATCAATAACGATTATGGTAATATGCTACTGTTTCGAAGTAGATAGTATATATGGACACATCTGTGAAATACATGGTATTAAGAAACGGTATAGTATATGGAGAATACTCTTTAAATTGTTAACCTTAAAGTTCAAGGATGTAGGTGAAGCATTTAAAGATATGTCAGAACAAAAGAATCAATTTAAAAATACTAAGGACAATGAAGACGTACTTTAAGTATGAAGGTATTATTAAATCAAAGGAAGCAGCAGAGGCAATTGCTGCTCCTTCTGGTTTAGGACCATTCTGTGGATTTGGCTCAGCTACCATAAATGGTAACAAGTTAGTGGTATCTCCTCAGGGAGTTGCTGGAAGTAAGTATGCCAATGTAATCAAGGATAGGATTATGGCAAGGTATATGGCAAAGGCTTCAGAAGATGGAGAATTGCCAGATGTAAACTTTGGGTGTATTTCAAGGGATGGGTATGTATTTATATCTGATGAACAAACTATTACCATTGAGAACATCCAAGGTACCAAGGGTTCAACGGAAGAGGTATTACTCTTTGCAGTACACACTACTATCTCCGAACCTGTAGATAACCCAGTAGACTTTGTAGCTTATTGGAATGAATCCTCCGAAAGCTTCTACACCTTGTTTAAAAAGTCTCTGGATATTTATTATCCGATTGCCGAAGAGAATCGTACACCGGATATCATTAATAATGATGTATATTCTAATTACGATATGACCTATAGCAATCTTCTAGAGCTGGTAGAGAGTGCTTGCCCTTATTACTCTAATAATAAAACTTCGGTTGTTCTTATCGGAGTATATGGTAAGGGTACCGATGCAATGACCAAACGAAATGAGAACTTTGCTATCGTACCCTATCAGGGTAAGTTCCAAGAAATCCCTTATACTACTGCTGCCCAGAGTATGATGAAAGAATCAGTGAAAAGAGTAGAACAGATAAATTCAGGCTTTCCAGTAGTAGATGAATCGGGTACTAAGTTAAATATCAAGCAATACATTGATAGTCAAATTGAGGCTATCAGAAAAGAATTCTCTGAATCTCTGAGTACTGCTAACTTACCAATCGGTTCTATTATTCTTTGGGAAACCGATGTAATCCCTGAAGGATGGGCTGAATATACAAAGGCTTCAGGTAGGATAGTAATAGGATATCAGGCCGGAGGTATTCAAATTGGAGACGAGATGATGCTACAGAATATTGGGGATTTCTATACTCCCACTAAAGGTAACTTTGTTATTAAATTGAAAGGCGATGATTTACCAAGACATAGGCATGCTCTCGGTGTATCTAAAGGTAAACAGGATGATGCCAATAACTGGGAGAATGTTAGACCCCAATCTTTCTTTAATAGGGAGACGGGATTGAATGGAGATTTCGGTAGAGGAACTCCTACCAAGGGTATTCAAGATGGTGCTATCGTAGTAAGCTGGAACCTATTAGGGGAATCTTTCTTACAAGAAACTTCGGTAGAAACTTTGGATATTGAGAAATTGCCACCGACTATTACATTACGATATATCCAAAAAATATCATCATAAAGTTGTTATTAGTTATTTAGTAGTATTAAAACTCAGGTGTATTATTTGTATTGTTTAAGAGTAAACATTTGTTTACAATCTGTGTTTTGCGTAGTAAAAATTAATTGGGAGAGGGACGTTGGGAAACGCCCCTTTTCTTTTGTGTTAATACTTAAGTTCTTCTTTAGCTCGGTCTTCCCAATATTGTATATCTTGTCTAAGTTCTGATATATATCTCATAGATTCATTAGTCTTAGGCATTTCGAAAAATTCGATAAGCATTATATTAGTTATTCGAGTACTATTTTCAAGCCTTTCCTTGATAAAAGGGGGAGGAGTAATTAATACCTCAAACAAAAGATAGGCATCTGGAGAAAGCTTATCCTTCATATAAGTATACATCATATCAAGCATTTCTGATTTAGCTTTCTCTTCTTCGGTATCATCCTCTAATTCTTTGTCATTGTCGAATAAGTCATCAAGTTTAAAGAGGCTTTGATTATACTCTGCTTGTTCTCCGTATGCAGAACGAAGCAATTTGTTTTTGAATGTACTAAGTGATGCAAGGATTCTTGCTTTAAGATGTTCTTCAGTACATTCACCATAGTATTTATTAAAAACAAATAACATTTTGTCCCAGAAATAAGACTGAATTATATCTGGTGTAAGATTAAACCTTTTATAATCAATCTGTCTGGTAAGATTCCTAATCACTGGCTTACAGACTTTATAAAGTCTATTGAAAGTAGCTTCATCATATTCTTGCATAGGTTTTAATCGATGAAGCTCTGAGCCATTATTTCCTTTACTTTTTCCCATGTTTTTAAATATTCGTTATGCAAATATAAGTATTTTTTCTTATATAAAATAATAATATTAAATATTCGGGAGCTTAAGGTAGTGGATTAGTAGTTTCTAGATAGATGTCAACATACTTAGAACTATCTCGGTACTATCAAAATCTATTAGTTTATATAATATTGCAATATAGATATGAAGAAATTTAAAGAACAAGTTAAGTTTTCGTTCAGTCCGGATTTTCAATTAGAGATACTCCGGTTTGTTTTAAGGGATAAGGAGGGAGGTTTAGTCCTAAAGAGGATTAAAGCTAATTATCTGGTTCTCATAGAGCATGCTCTTATATTCGAGGGCATTGCTAAGTATTTTAAAAAGCAAGGTAAGATGCCTTCAGAGAATATTCTAAAGCAAGTAATAAAAGAATTGCTAGAATCCAAAACATACGTTGATTTGGTAACGAAGGATGATATACCTAATATAGAAAAGATAATAAGTAATTTGTACCATATACCTTTATCGGATTCGGATTATATTAAAGAAAGGATATATCAGTTCTCTACTTATGTTGAGATGAAGAACTTAAATGATTCCTTTGATTTGGATAACTTCGAACAATACGAAGAGTATTCGAGGAAGATTGAAAAGGTACTTCAGAAAAGTAAACCTAAGAAAGAAGATGAACCTTTATATATGATTCGGGATATTACCGAGAGACAGTTTAGAAGACAATCAGAACCTTCAGTATTACCATGCCCATTTAGGCAATTGAATGATTTAACCAATGCAGGAGGTTATCCAGAACATTCGGTTAATGTGATATTGGATAAACCTAAAGCAAAGAAAACATTCTTCATGGTAAATCTTGCAAGAGGTTATCTTAGAATGAAGAAGTCTGTATTATATATTGATACAGAAAATGGTCAAGAACAAATTATGGACCGTTTCATTCAATCAAGTATTAATAAAACTAAGAAGGAATTATACTCGGGTGAATATGATAAACTTGAGGCAAAGCATTTAAGGAAACTTGCAAGGTTTGGAGTTGAATTAGTGGTTGAGCGTGTACCAGCAATGATTACTAATACCACTTATATAAGGGAAAAGATAATTCAGCTTCGTAATCAAGGGATTGATATTAAAGTTCTTATGGTTGACTACGCTGGTAAGCTTGCATCAATAGCGGGTGATAGAGAAGATTTCGAAAGGATATCTAATGTATATATAGACTTGAGTAACTTAGCCGAAGAAATGAAACTTGATATAATCTGGACTGCACATCATATTACTAGAGAGGGTAAAAAACATAGAAAAACCAGATATGATGAAAATGATATATCTGGTTCTATAGCCATAGTAAGAAATGCTCAAGTAATTATGGGGTTAAATGCTACAGAACAAGAAGAAAGGGATGATATATTAAGGGCCGAGATAGTGGTTCAAAGGGATGGTCTACCATCAGGTAGAGCTCTTTTTAAATGCTCTACAGAAACTCAACGGTGTACCGAATTTACTAGAGAACAACGAAAAGAATATGATGAAGTGTATTCTGGAGTATTAGATTCTATGATGAAGAGTTCTAAAGATAATCCCTCTGCAAATAAAGAAAAGTATGAGAAGAAATCAGGTGATATCTAAAAGAAAGTTAATCTCTAATATAGTAGGGTGGCCAGATTATTATATTTCTAAGAGAAGTAGGTTATATAGATACTACCCTAAAAGAAAAGTATGGATGTTATTAAAAGGTACCCTCAATCGGGGTAGGATATATCATATATTAAGAGATAGTAATAAACATAAAAGGATTCAGGCTTCTAGATTAGTAGCCTTAGCTTGGGTACCTAACCCAGAGAGTAAACCTCATGTATGTCATAAAGATAATAACCCTTGCAATAATATACATACTAATCTTTATTGGGGTACACAGAAAGAAAATATACAACAGTGTATCAGGGATAATAGATTTAGACCTCAAGGTAAAGTACCCATATCTAGAAAGGATATACTTAATCTTAATAAAGATTATTTAAACGGTGTTACTATAAAGGAACTAAAACAGAAATACAATATAACCCATATTCATAGATACGTTAAAGAAACTAAAAAGAGATATAGATTAGGACATGATAGGGTACGAGAGTTAATTAGGGATAAAGCCAAGGGTTACTCCAATAAAGAATTGGGAGAAAAGTATAAGCTAAGTAAAGCTAGTATTAGTCACTACTTAAATAGAAGTTTATGAAAATAACAAATCAGTTTAAGTCTAAGCTCAAAACTTATTTCATTAAAAGACTTGGAGCTTTTGAATATCGACATGGCTGGATGCGTATACCAACTTGCCCATATTGCGGGAGAGAACAGAAGTTGGGGGTTAATCTTTCCATGTATCGAACTAATTGTTTTCGATGTAATGCTCATCCCTCTCCTGCTCAACTGATAATGGATATAGAGGGATTTACAGAATACCATGAACTAATTAACTTTTTGAACAATGGACAATTTGATGAACTACAGTTTAAGGAAGAGAAAATCGAACTTGCCGAAAGTAAGCCCGTATATCTCCCAGATGGATTTAGAAATATTTCGCTCGGAGACAGCCAACTTGCAAAAAGCATTCGGGGATATATCAAGAAACGCGGATTTAGCCTCGAGAAGTTTTCAAGATATGGTATCGGCTATGGAACAAGCGGCTCAACATATGGGTACCTTATCATCCCGTTTTATTATCGAGGACAACTTAGGTATTACAATGCTCGAAATGTTATCGGCAAAGGGCCCAGGTATAATAACCCAGACAAAGACATCACCGGTTTGGGAAAACAGTTTATCATCTTTAATCATGACGCATTGGAGATGTATCGGTCGGTATTCATTTGCGAAGGAGCACTTAATGCTCTCACAATTGGGGATAGAGCAATTGCCACAATGGGCAAAGCTATTAGTCAGTACCAAGTCAATGAACTACTTAAATCCCAATGCCAAAGATATATTATCCTTTTAGACCCCGATGCCAGGTCTTATGCTGTTAATCTCGCACTTAAATTAGTAGCTTATAAAAAAGTCAAGGTAGTATTTCTTCCAGAGGGTTTTGATGTAAATGATTTGGGGAAGAAACAAACACTTAAGCTAGTATATCAAACAAGGTATCAAAGTTATCAAGAACTGATTCAAATCAGAAACTCTTTGGAGTAAGGAGTTCCTATTATATTATAAAATAATATATTTATGCGTGAACCATCTATCCATATAACTAAGTCTCAGTTTGAGGAAATATTAAATACCCTAGAGGTAGATAACTTCCCAGTTGAGGCTTTTTTTGTTATTGCTCGAAAGGAGGCAATAAATCATAGAGCAGTCTTAGTTTCTAATAATAAGAATACTAAGCGAGTTAATAACATTTTACTAGCATCTAAGGGGGATGCTGCCCTTGTTGCTGATATTTTATATGCAACTCGTATAAAGTTAAAGCATAGGGGAGTTCGTAAAATAAATGAAAGCAATTCTCGAGAATGGGCAAATTGTAAAAAGCTTGCAGAGATATGTAATACCTTTTGTGAGGATTTTAAACTTGATACCAGGGAAGGTTTTATCAAGTATATAGAGACTGGACTAAAAAGGATGACTGATTATAGGAATGTTATGCAAAGGTTAATATCTATGCAGGATAACATTACTAATCAAGTAGATGCCGAGATAGAATTGCAATATTCAGATTCAAAGCTTACTAAAGAGATACATGATTATTTCATAGGTAAGATTGCTAAGGCAACTGGTATTTATGAATCTTATGAAAACAAACCAGAGAAGTATGTACACTTTGCAAAGGTAGGAGAATTCCTAAAAGAAGAGGGTTGGGATTATAAGACATTCATTGATGCTCAGTTTGAATCTCTTGCATGGTGTAATGGATTACCAGATATTGCACAGATGTATACGGATAAAGCAATTGAAAGATACAATAAGTATTTATATAAGTATAAGAACAAAAAATCCCTGGAAGAGGAACCCGAAGTTGAAGGTTCTCTCTGGGAAAAAATTAATAATTAAAAAAGTAATATGAAAGGTTTACAATTTTTCGGAAACAGAGTGGAGGATGCAGCTAATGCTTTTATTGATGTCCTCAAGTATTCAGACCAATCGGTAACTTATCCAGATTTTAAGGATATCGACCCTTGGCCTGATGAGATAATTAATATGTTCTATGTGATTTGGAAGAATGCCAAATTTTCAGAACTAAGTGCAATTATTATGTATACCCAACAGTCTTCTAGATTCGAGGAGGTATCAGAATTGATGTTGGGTATTGGTTTGGTAGAGATGAGGCATCTTGACAAGATATCTGATTTCTTACAAAGGGCAGACCCATACGAGGATTACTCTACCATGAATATTAATCCTACAATTGAGATTGGTTCTACTTGGGAACAAGCTTTAAAGATTGCTTTGAATTCTGAGATAGAAACTATTGGTCACTACAAGAAAATCCAAAGAGCAATTGCTCAATACGAGGAACGTTCTGATTATAATGACGTGAATTATTTCCTTGAGAAATTGATTGCGGATGAGGAGCATCATATGAAACTTCTCAAGGAAGCAATGGGTATGGATAAAGCTACTAAAGGTGTAACTGTAATTATCAAATGAGTAAGCTAATTATTCAGAATGGAAATATGTGTGAACTTGACTTACCTCTTAAGTTCGCACAGAAACTTTATAATGAGTTTGCCATTCGACATCCAAATGCTTTCTACTTACGTACAAGGCAAAGAGGTATGCAGAATTGGGATGGTAAAATTCACTACATTACCAAGACTGGGCAATTTAAAATAGGTTTACTTCCTAAGGTATACGATATGTGTATTGAAATGGGGATTAAACCTAAAGTTGTAGATATGAGACAACCCTTACCTAAAGTCAGTAAAGTAGTTACGAATATAGGTAAATATAAATTAAGACCCGAGCAAGAGAAAGCAGTTAAGTCTGTGATTAATAATCGAGTAGGTGATACACCTTTCCATATTGGTGTATTAGATTACACGGTTAATGCCGGTAAAACTCTTATCATGTCGTCTTTATATTTAACCTATAAGAAGCAGTTAAAGACTTTGCTAATAACTAATGACTCAGATTGGTTAAATCAAGCTAGAGAAGAATTTAAGCAATATCTTCCGGGAGAAGATATCACTTTTGTTCAAGGCAAGGTTTTAAACTGGAGTAACTTTACTATAGGTATGGTTCAATCCATCTCAAGGAATATGAGGTTCTATCAAAAGGAATTATCTCAAATAGATATGGTACTTGTGGATGAGGCTGACCAGGGAGGTAGTAAGCAATATCAGAATGTAATCACTAGATTGTTTAATACCCGAATTCGTATAGGATTATCCGGTACCATTTATATGAGTAAACTTGCTAAGGATAAGGTCAAGAACATGAACCTAGAATGTTTCTTTGGTAAAGTGATTGCTGAGTTTAAACTTAAGGATTCCATCAAGAAGGGTTACTCAACTAAAACTATCGTAAAGATGGTACCCGGTAAACCTTGGTATGGTAATTGGGAATCTGATTGTATATCCTATAAGGAGATATATGATGATTCTATTACCGAAAATAATACCGCGTGGACCATGGCTTATAATCGATTACGATGGAATATTAATCAAGGTAGATATCCTGCTCTTGTAGTATGCAAGCATATTGCACATTGTGAAAATCTATATAAGTTCTTTAAAAAGAAACTGGGCGATGCCTATAATATTGCCTACGTGCATGTTAATACTCCCTCTAAGTTAAGACAACAAATAATGAGGGATTTTAGGGAAGGCAAAATAGATATCCTGGTATCAACTACAATCATTGCTCGAGGTAAAAACTTTCCTAAGCTTAGGTATTTACTTAATGCAGCAAGCATGGATAGTCAGGAAAAATCTATTCAGTTTCTTGGTCGTTTGGTAAGAACCGATAAATCGAAAAAGAAAGTATACCTGGATGACCTTCATTATCCTGGCCCTTATTTAGATAGGCATGGTAAGCATAGGAAGCAATATTATCAGAGACAAGAATTGAAAGTAATATTGTTAGATAAGCTATGGAAGAAACATCCTAACCATAGCCTTATTAAGAGTTAACTAGAAGTACTATGAGTATTTACTTTTTCTCCGTAGGAGGAAAAGAAGATTACAATTAATAAGCATATAGGCATTATGAATAATGATAAACTAATATGTATCAGAGATGAGGATGATAATAAACTAACTACTCTATTATCAGATGGTTGGAAGATAATCCAAATCTCTGCATCCGGTATTTATTGCTGGGTACTCTTAAGGAAAACCCAATAACACTAAAAAGAAAATTAAAGGCTTTCAGTGATGGAAAAATATATTTTAATTACAGCGGTTGTTATTATGATAATAATACTCGCTTTAGACTTCATATTTTCTAAGGATGGCTATCAATGCCATTCATGTAAGAAACGTTTTCATAAAGAGGATTTAGAAATCAAGGGATGGCATTTAAAAGAAGGGGTCTGTCCCAATTGTAAACATATTAATTACACTTATGATGAAGAAGATTAAAGAAGGGTTTAAGTCGTTTAAGTCTCTCGTTGTTGGGGAGGTACCCAACCCTAAACATGTATTCAACTGTAGAGATTTGATATGGATATCAAACTTGGAAACTTCTCAAAATACCCCCGAATGTTTTACTCATTTCTTTTGTTTGTACTGGAGTAATGGTATGGTAGTCAAAGTATGTCAAGAGAGCCCTGATAGAAATTCATACCAAGAATTATATAAACTCAGGGAACTATTTATAAATAACATCGGTTATTCCTATGTTCCCATAGAAGATAACAGTGAAATATACATTTTATAAACGTAAAAAAAGATATATAATGGCTAAGAAAAAGAAACAACTTCCTGACTTATCGAAGCAAGATATCCTTACTCCCATAGATGTTAGTACTCTGGGAACTAATGGAGACCCTTGCTTCGGTATTGGGTATGACCTATCAACTAAAGAGTGTAAGCTATGCGGAGACTCAGAGCTATGTGCATTCAAGATGTCTCAGAACTTGAATATCACAAGGAAAGAGCTAGAACAGAAGAATCAATACAAGGATTTGGATGTATTAGAAGATACGGTTGGTATCAAGAAATACATCCGAGGCTTGATTCGGAAAGGGAAAGACAAAAAAGAAGTTATCTCAAAGACAGTTGAGAAATTCGAAGTACCCAGAAAACGTATTAGAGAACTTTATAAAGAGTGTATTAAATAATGAAACCAATAGAGATGATATGGGCTATGTTCAAGATATACCCTAACAACCCAAACTATTTTGTAAAGCAAAGTGATGTACTTGCTAATTTGTGTATGGAAGGTTCTACCGATGTAATCAGAATGTGTAATTCATTGGGAGTACATGTTTCTAGACCCGAGAAATTAACCTTTGGACAACTTTTACGTAAATGTAATATATTATGAACAGATTCAGATTTATCAAAGTAAGGGAGGTAGTATCTCCCAACAGAGCAAACCCAAATGATGCTGGGTTAGATTTTTATGTACCAACCAACTTGACTTCAGAGGATATCCACTCTAAGAATGAATTTGATTCAGGAGGATATGATTTGGATATACCCTTTAGTGAATCATTCGTAAGGCATATAGCTTTAAAACCAGGTCATCGTATACTTATCCCATCAGGTATCAAAGGTTTGTTAGAACCGCCTGCATCTATGCTAATGGCAGCAAACAAATCTGGTATAGCTACTAAGAAAGGATTAATCTTTACTGCCGAGATAGTGGATTCTCCCTATGTTGGAGAGATACACATTGGAGTATACAACACTTCTCAAGAAGCCCAGGTTATTGAGGCTGGCCAGAAGCTGGTACAATTTATTCATGTACCTATCTATATTACTGAACCAGAAGAGATTCAACAAGAGGAATTCTATACTGAGTCTCAAATGTGGGGAAGTAGAGGAGATAAGGGATTTGGTTCATCTCAAAATCACTAATTATGGAAGACAATATATTAGGGTTCCCGGGATATCACATTACTCGGGAAGGTAAACTTTATAATAAAGGACATCCAGTAAAAACTTTCTTTCATAAAAGGTACGAACGTACTAAAATTAGAAGTAATAAAATTTCTAAGAACGTAAAGATACATAGATTAGTAGCAGAAGCTTATATACCTAACCCTAATCATTTACCAGTAGTGATGCACTTGGACGATAATCCTAAGAATAACCAAGTAAGTAACCTTAAATGGGGAACTCAAAAGGATAATGTACATGATGCAATTAATAAGGGTAGACTTAAATTAAAGGGTAAAGATAATCCTATGTATGGAGTAAGTAGAAAAGGTTTATTTGCTCCACATACTTCCTTAACAGTACGACGTATTCGAAGATTAAAGAGACTGAAATTAAAAGGTAATACCAATAAGTATATAGCTAAGAGATTAAATATTAGTAAGTTCACAGTTGGTAATTACCTAAATGGTAAACATTATAAAATTTAACGTTTTGGATATAAGGAATATAAGTGAACCAGTACCTAAAGTAGAAACTAATGAGGTACTATTAAAGATGTATGAATTGGGGTTAGAACAATTGCAGGGATATAGGCAAATAGAACAGTTACCTGATTACCCATTTGATATCAATAATGCAAAGAACCAGGTAATACTTAAGGACTTTATAGGTAGGGTAATTGAAGAACTTACCGAGGGTTTTGAATCTACCGAAGAAGTATTTGAATTATGTCAGAAGAATGGTTGGAATATCGAGATGTTCAATGAAAATGAATGTCAATTGATATTGAATTCTCTTGCTAATGCAAATGAAGAACAAGCAGATGCTTTAGGCTTTTTCTTTACTCTTCTAGTATATTCAAATATACTTCCTGAAGATATTCTTAGCTATAATAAGGCAAAGAACTTATTTGATGTGATGGCTATGGGTGTTAAAGAGTTAGTGGTAAAATATTCCGACTACCAGAATTTATTGAAATTCGATATTATTTGTGAAGAGGATTTTTTTGATGAAGATGGTAAATGGGAACAAATCATCTCTTACATCCCCGGTTTTCATAAGATGAACGCATTATCACATGAGGCAGAGAAGTTATACTTATGGGAAGTGATATATGAATTGAACAAGGCAAGGAATTTCCTTAAGTCTAGACCTTGGAAACAAACCCAAGTAATGACTAAAGAGATAGACTTCCAGGAATCACTGGTAAAAGCTTTCTACCTATATATGGGATTCCTTGCATTGAATGGGTTCACAGACCAAGGGTTATTCAGTTTATTCTTTAAAAAACAGCGTCTCAATAGATGGAGGCAACAAACTAATTATTAACATGTCAGGATGGAACCATAAATTAGAGGGACTTCAACTTAATCCGGAGGAGTCCCTCCATTCGTTAGAATTTGCTACCTCACAAGAAGCATGGGAAAAACTCAATGAGGGATTCCTAAGATTAGAGCCTGCTTTATTTGCAAAGGGGGCTATTGCCAATAGTGGGGTAGCAGTAGTGTATAATGTATTCATAAAGATACGCAAGGCCTGGGTAGACCCAGAATTTGATTATGGAAGATGTTTCAATTACAAAGAAACTAAGTGGACTAGCTTATTGAATAACTACATAGATTTTAATAAGCTTGACTTGTTGCGTAGTAAACTGAGAGTACTGAGAAATAAGTACAATCAGAATTACAATATAACTTATATGTTCAATAATCATCATGATAATGGTAAACAATGTCTAATAGCTGCGACTTTTTCAAAACGATTCGGGGAAGACATCCCAGTTATTACAATGGTAGTTCGGGCTTCGGAGATTACCAAGAGGTTAATATTCGATTTCCTATTAATTCAACGAATGTCAGAGTACGTATATGGGCCGGACCAGTCAGTACAAATCAACCTATTTGCGACTCAAATGTACGGAAATGTGGAGACGCTTCTAATGTATCATACCCATAAACCTTTGAAGAAGATACTTAAAGGAGCAGAGGAGAATTCATGGAATAAGAGGATAAAAGAGATATGGAAAAAATTCCAAAAGGGCACAGAGAAGGAATTCTCTTCATTCAAGGTATTCTTTAGAAGTTTTAAAGTGCTTCGACCAGATTTATATGAGGAAACATATAAATCAATGAAAGCAAAAGAATTACTTCTTGAATACGAGGATATAGAATATCCTGAGAATGTAATCTCTTACTCTCAACGTAAAGCCTATAAAAAGAAACTTTTAAAACAAAAGAACAATGGAAGCTAAGGAATTTTTAAATCAGAAGCGGATAGGATTAGTAAACAAATTCTATTACCAAGTTTTTGAGATTAAAAAGAACGGGGGAGAACCAGATATACCCTTGTTAATGAAAGAGGTAGAGGATTTTGATAATTTTGTATTTCGCTACTGGCATATGACCTGGGTTAATTCTACAATGTCATACAGTTAAATATTTATATAATATGAGGATATATTCTAACAGTTTTGAGTTAATGTCCGAAATGGGTAGAGAACTCAACAGTTATGGTCAACTTGTAAAACCAAAGACCTATCAAAATAAAGTCATTGAAGGTAATGAGAATTTTATTACTAAAGAACTCATTTGCCAACAATATTGTTTAACTTCACTTGGAGACCCAGTATGGTTATTCATATTCTCTCATTCAAAGGAATGGGCAGATGCCGAGTTTAAAGAAAGAATTGATACCTCTGATATAATTAATCCAGGTAAAGCTTGGGAATTAAGAAAAGATTTATGGGAACAGTTCTTGGTAAATGGTAAATTTGATTATACCTATAATGAGAGAATCATCCATGTTATTAAACCATTGATAAGATTACTGAATGACGATAATGACACTCGTAAAGCAGTATTACCAATATTCAATGGTGATATGGACGGATTAGATACCGATTGGTATGATGGTAGTAGACGTATACCCTGCTCTATGTATTATGACTTTCTTATCCGTCAGAATGGTAAAGGAGAGAAGGTATTACATATTTGTTATCACCAAAGAAGTTCGGACTTTGCCCAACATTTCGGTAATGATATTTATTTAGCTTGGAGATTAATGGAATACGTAGCTCAAGAAGTAGGTGTAAAGCCTGGTTATCTATATCATACCATAGATTCATTGCATATATACAAAAAAGATTGGCATTTCTTATCTTGTAATTTAGAGGATTTGAAAGATGAATACTAAATATTCAAATATAAAAGGGTACCCTGGATATTATATATCTAAAAGGGGTACCCTTTTTACTTCTCTTAAAAGGGTAGGAGTTAAAGGGAAAGGCCATGGTAGGAAAGGTACTACTACTGTGATTTCTAATACTTGGAGAAAGAGGTTGGTATCATTAACTTCTAATGGGTATTTACAATGTACTTTGTTTAGAAAGAGGTTTTATATACATAGGTTAGTATATGAAGCTTGGATTGGTAATATACCAAATGGGTATGATATTGACCATATAAATGGTATAAAAACTGATAATCGAGTATCTAATCTAAGAGCAGTTCCAAGGTCAGAAAATTTGAAACATAACTATGAGTTAGGTTTTAGGGGTTCTAATTATATACATACTTTTTCTGATAAAGAAAGGAATTTAATAATGATAGACCATAAAGAAAAGGGTCTTAGTATAAAGAAAATATCTCTTAAGTATGGATATTCTAGGTACTTTATTCATCAGGTATTGAAAGGAATTAGATAATGGAAACAAGATATCACATAATAAGAAACAAAAGAGAGTTAAAGAAACTCATTGCCTGTTGTAAATCAACTGGTTATGCTTGCTGTGATTATGAAACAAATGCAGAACCTATATATAATAAGGGTTTTAAGCCAACTATACTCTCAGTATCCTGGATGCCAGGGTTTGGTGCTTCCATTCCTTTAGACCATTTCGAAACAAAAGATTATACTTCACCCGGTTGGAATTGGAAAAAGATGCTAAGGAAATTTGGGGAAGAGGTAATTGAGAATTATGAGATAACCAAGGTTGCATGGAACTGGAAATTTGATGACCAGATAAACCAGAAATATCAAATATTCTATAGAGGTACTTGTTTAGATGGTATGCTTGCAAAATATCTACTAAACGAGGAAAAACCTAATGATTTAAAATCAATGGTAAGAAGGTATTTACCAGAGTATGGTAATTATGAGAAGCAAGATGCTTTCGATAAAATACCTTGGGATAAAAAAGAGTTAGACCCACTTTGTCATTATGGATGTCAAGATACGGATTATACTCTTAGGTTAATGATATTCTTTGAAAAGAAGTTGATTGACCTCGGTTTGTACAGTACCTTCAGGAATTTAATTATGTCTGCATCAAGGGTACTCACTTCAGTAGAGAAGAATGGTTTGTATCTAGATAGAGAGTTCAATAATCAACTACTGGAAACATATAAACCAAAAATAGATGCGGCTAGACAAGCTATATATGATTTGCCAAGAGTAAAGAAATTCGAAAAGAAGTATAACCAAGAAAAGATTGATAAATATATTCAATCTATCGAAGCTGAACTTGAGGAGCTAGATTATAATGATTCAAAAGATAAACGAAAGATTGTATCAAGGGAACAGAAAATCTCAAATATCAAGGCTGGTATATTCACAACTAAAAAGGAACAAGAATTGATAAGACCTATTAATTTGGGTAGTTCAGTTGATTTACCTGCATTGATGTATTCGGAAGAAGGTTTTCATTTTGAGGTAATTAAGAATAATGAATCCGGTAAACCAAGTACAGATGAAGAGACTCTTACTAATCTAAGGTTAACCGTTAAAAAACCAGATTCACCTAAGGCAATTTTCCTTGATAGGCTTCTTGAATTACGAGGTTTAGAGAAGATGTATAAAACCTATATAGAGGGTTGGAATGAAAAAGTTCAAGATGATGATAGATTACATGGAAGATTTCTTATTCATGGGACTACAAGTGGAAGATTATCCTCTGCAGAACCTAATGCTCAACAAATTCCCAAGACATCCGTAGACCCCAATATTAAATTACAATTAAAAGCTCCTAAAGGAACCTTATATATTGCTAGTGATTTTAGCCAGGCAGAATTAAGAATTATGGCTCATCTATCTGGAGATGAAACTTATCTTAATGCTTTTAATTCTGGTCAGGACCCTCACTTAGCAATTGCTGCTACTAAATATCATATACCCTATGAAGAAGCTCTTAAGATATATGAGGATGAAAATCATCCAGAACATAAGATATGGAAGGTGAGAAGAAAACAAGCTAAACAAATTGCTTTTGGACTTATTTATGGAATTGGTGCAAAATTACTAGCAGTAAAACTATCTGACCCAAAATCTGGTATTATAGTTACACCAGAAGAAGCCCAAAAGGAAATGGACATATTCTTTGGTCAACACCCCAAGTTGAAGACCTTCTTGAAGAAACAAGAGAAATTCCTTAGAAAGAATGGGCATCTGGTATCATTATTTGGGAGGAAAAGAAGATTACCCCAAATATATTCAAATGATAAGGGAGAAGAAGCTTATGCTTTGAGATTAGCATTAAATTTCCCATGTCAATCAGCAGCATCTGATATGTGTTTATTTGGAAGTATTCTCATATACTACTTAATGAGACAAGGTAAATTACCCTCTACTAAGTCTGTATGTTTGGTACATGATGCTAATTATCAGATTACTAAACCAGAGAATATTAATATTTGGAGTATATATGAGATGTGGCAAATTTATAGGAACCCATTAACTAAGCCATACTTCGGCTTTCAGATAGATGATGTCACAATGGACATGGAGTTTGTTATTGGTAGGTCAATGGCAGAAGAGTTACCTTTTATTCCGGGTTATGACTATAAGAAAATGTTAGAACCTGATTTCTCAGTAGAAGAATATATGGAAGAACATAAGAAATATAAACACATACCTATTTCAGAGTATAAGAAACGTTTTAACAAACAAATGAAGCAATATGAAAAAGATTTTGAACGGACCCACGGTATGGAGAGCTAAATGCCCTTATTGTGATTGTGAATTCGAATATGATTATTCAGAAGTGGATTCACATACTTTTGCAGATTGTAAATTGGTTAAATGTCCTGGTTGCAATCGGTACCTTTATCATAAAGACAATGCTAAATCCACTACAGAAGTAAAAAGAGAGGATACTATGTCTACATAAATAATATAAATTTATGAGATTATGGCAACACAGAAAGAGATTGATAATGCAAGTAAGCTAACTGCCCTTACTTATATGGTTGCAGGGTGTTTAGGTTATTCTATCGAAAATTTACTTAAGTATTTAGATGGGGTTAATCTAAGGTTGAGTGGACAAGAAAAGATGTTACTTAACCGATTAAAGACCCAGTTATCTCAAGTACAAACTAATCTTACTACTTTAGAGGGATTGGCTTTTAAAGTAATGGCTACAGATGAGGATGGTAAACTTGCTTATGAAGATGCTACCCATATTTATTGGGCTGCATTTTTAGCCTTACTCGATAGAGGTGGTACTGATAACTTATGCGACTTAAGATTAATGGCTTTGGTAGATAAGATAAGCATCTATAAATCTCTTCTTAATTTGCCAGGTATGAAACTCTCTTATCAAATGGCTTTTGCTCAAGTAACTAAAGCAATAAGCAAAGGGGAATTTAGTAAAGAAGACTTTAAAAACCTATTAGAAGTTTATGAAGACGGAACTGAAAAAACTAAAGGTTAAATTTGAAGGTAAACTTATTGAGATTGATATTCAAAAGGAATTATCTATCAATGAGAATATCATCAATTCTCAGCTACGAGAATCTCCTTCTAGTTATTATGTACTTGCTTCCCTGAGAGATAAGTATATAAAAGAAAGAGATGCTCTAGCAAGGGAAAAAGAAGAAGCTTATTCGAATGCCTGGTTATATTATAAGGATGCTAATGAGAGATGGAATAATGAATACGTATCTCATAAGGCAAACCTTAACAAGAAATACTCTTCTATCAATGAAAGGTATTTGAAAGCTGTAGAAAAAGCAAATAAGTTCATAACTATATGTAAAGCCTATGAGAGTCGGGAGAATATACTAAGAACTATTAATGCGAATCTAAGAAAGGGTTAACCCATTGAACTATAAACAATTACTAACTTTTAAAAACAGTATTAGAATATGAATTATTCAATGACATTTATCTCACCTCTTGTAGCTGAGAAATTTAATCAAGAATTACCTGGATGCCCAACAGAAAACCGGGTACTTATTTTATCTCCAAAGGAGGTAAATCAAACTAAATCCGGTTTGATTATCCCTGAACAAGTAAAAGAGGGAGTTCCTCGTAAAGGGGTTGTAGTAAAGAGTGGGGAAATTACCGAAGAATACAAAACCTACCGAGAATTGGTTGCTGTAGGTAGAATAGTTACCTATGGTTTGTATGCGGGTAAAGAACTTGAATTCGAAACAGATAAATTATCTCCTGCTCTTCAAAAGATCTTAGAGAAAAACGTTCTTACCGTATTGAGTATGAATGAGGTAGTCTATTCAGAACCGAACAATCAAAATTAATCATTATGATAGAAGATAAGAAGAAAAAGAAAGTTTCATCGGAGGGACTTTCTACAAAAGAAAAGATGCTAGCTAGAAAGAAACAGCTAGAATCTAAGGGAAATGGTAGTGGGTTAGTATATCCAAAAAAAGGAACTCTGAGAATGAGAATTAAGTCTCCTGGTGATGACCAAGAATTGGGTATCGAAATTATTCAATTCTACCTGGGAGTCAATTTGGGAGGAGTTATATCTCCGGCTACTTTTGATGAACCTTGCCCATTTATGGAGAAGTATCAAGAATTGAAAAACTCTAAGGATGAAGACGACAAGGAACTTGCCAAGAATCTGGTACCAAGAAGAAGATATGTTATTGGTGGTATAATCTATTCAGATGAAAAGGGTAGTAAGGTAGATTACGAAGGCAAAGATAAGGGAGTTTTAGTTCCTCGCTCAGTATACCAGGATATCATTGACCTATACCTTGATGAAGATGAGGCAGGTGATATGACCGACCCAAAAACTGGTTATGATATTAAGATAATACGTTCAGGGTCTGGTAAACTAGACACCACTTATTCTGTTCGTGCTTGCAAACCAACTAAGTTGGACAAGAAATACCAAGGTACAATTGACCTTGAGGGTATAGTTCGTTCTCAAATCAAATCCTATGATGAGTTGGAAGATTTACTTTCACAGTATCTAAATGAAGACCACGGTGATGATGAGGACGATAATCCAAAGAAGAAAAAGAAAAAGGGAGTTCACAAAGACCATTACATGGAAGACGATGAACCCAAGAAAAAGAAAAGAAAATACAAATCGGATATTTAAGGGTTAGTAATAATATGGTTTCATTCGAAGGTGATAATTAGATTCGTTCGGTTATCACCTTCTTTAGTTTAAATACATTACATTATGGCAAAGAAATCGAAAGTGGGTTTAAAGGTACCAACAAAAAATGAGATATTAAAGAAATATGGGGGCATGATGAGATTGGCTTCAGAAACCGTAGAATCAAATCTATGGTTGCCATCAACCTTCTTTGCTCTCAACTATACCTTTGGTGGTGGTATACCATTCGGTAAAATTTTAGAAGTAGCTGGAGAAGAATCATCTGGTAAATCTCTTATTGCCTATAACTTTGCATATACTTGTCAACAACTCGGAGGACATGTCATATGGGTAGATGCCGAACAATCTTGGATGAACTCTTGGGCAGAAATTAATGGAGTAGACCCAGAAAGAGTTACAGTATTAAATGATACTCGTATAGAATATATTTCTGATGCTGTAGCAGACTTAGCAATCTATCTTCGTTCTCAATTAACTAATAATGAACCGATTCTCTTAGTGATAGATTCTATTGCTGCTATGGATTGTGCAGATAACATAGATTCTAAAATGGTAGAGGGTAAGGCTGAAATGGGAGGTAGAGCAAAAGCTCTTTACAAATACTTCCGTATCAGAAGTGAATTATTCTATAGATTAGGAGTTACACAGATTTACATTAACCAATTAAGAACTGCTTTAAATGTCGGATTCGGAAAAGATAACACAACTACTACAGGAGGTGCAGCACTTAAGTTCTACGCTTCAATCAGAGCTGCCTTTTACTCAGGCAGGTCTATCACTGTTAAACAGAAAGGTAAAGAACGGAAAGCTGGTAAATTGGTCACAATCCGACTTATTAAAAATAAGGTTGCTCCTCCAAGACCTACAATCAGTAAGTGCCCGGTTTACTTCAATCCTAAGTTCCATGAAGTAGGTTTTGATAGATGCTATGCTCTTGAGGATGTATTGGTAGAAAATGATATCATAGAAAAATCTTCAGGTGGAGTATATAAACTCAAGGATAAAACTCTTGCAAGAGGAGAGGAGAAATTTCAAAAGCTTTTGGAAGAGGATGATGAACTTCGTCGTAAATTATTAAAGAAGGCCGAGATAAATACTATCGGTACAACTAGAAAGAAGATAGTAGCATTGACTACTAATTTATATCCAGTAGATGGGGTAGAATATGAATCATTTAACGAATCGGAAGACGAAGAGGAGGTAGAAGATGAATAAAAAGGAGGTAGAGGGTATAGAGAAAGTAATTAAAGAATACCTTAAAAAGAATTTGAGAATTGAACCAAGAGTTAGATACTTAGATGCTTATAGTTCTGCTGAGAATTATCTTGATATCTATCTTGGTGACGAAAAGATTCAAGAAGTTTCACTTTATGAATTCGATTTTAGAGTATGAGTAAGAAAACACAATTTACAAGGTCCAAGAATAAGATAGGTAGTCTGTCTTGGACTTCTCCAATCTATACTCATGGAGAAGGTAAGTATCAGAATAAAATACTTCATGATAATATCCCAGGATATCCAGGATACCACATCTCTAAGAGAGGTAAAATATATTCAAGGTGGGATGTTAATGGTAAGGGTATATTAAGTAAACGATATCACTTAAAACAACCTCATCTAAATAAGAATGGGAGGTATATAGTAGGATTATCTCAACCAGGTATAGGTACTACAAAATGGTTATTACACAGATTAGTGGCTTTAGTTTATATACCTAATCCCGAAAATTTACCCTATGTTTGCCATAAAGATAATGTACCTACTAATAATTCAGTTAAGAACCTTTATTGGGGTACACAAAAAGACAATATGTCTCAAGCTTCTAGGGATGGGAGGATGGTAAACAAATTAAAAGGTAAATGTATCAAAGGTACAGAGATTCAAAGGTCATATATACCTAAGTTGATAGGTATAGGGTTTACTAGAAAAGAGGTATCAGAGATAACCGGGCTGGGACATCAACTAATATCAGATTATTATATTAAATATAAAAATAAATATGAAAAATAAAAAATTAATATTATTAGTTGACGGCGAAAATATTTTACACCAAAGTTTTCACAAATTTGAAAAACTTAAATCTACCGATGGCAAACCGAGTGGGGCAATATTCGGATTTTTCAAATCTCTACATATGTATCTTACAAGGTTCGAACCGGATGAGGTTTATATTTCATTCGATAATGGTCATTCACCAGTAAGGACGAAGTTATTGCCCAATTACAAGGGACATAGAAAAAATATATCAATAGATTACGAATCATTGCAAAAGCAAAAGGCAATTATAATGAAAATGCTGGGTATGCTAAGAATTAATTATATCTTCGATAAAAAGAAATCTACAGTATATGAAGGAGATGACTTCTTAGCATACCTTGCAATTAAAAAATTCCAATCCGAGAAAATGATACTTATATCATCGGATAAAGACTTTAACCAGTTGCTATCAAATAACCTGAGGATATATAATCCCAGAAAAGATGAGATGATAAGAATGGATAACTGCAAAGAATTATTCGGTTATCATTCTCATGAAACGGTAGAGTACCTTGCAATGGTTGGAGATACTTCCGATGATATACCAGGGTTCCCGGGTATAGGCCCAGTAAAAGCAAGGAAAATCCTTGATGAGGGTAGAATAGAGAAGTTCATTGCCCAGAGTAAGAACAAAGAATATCTTCAAATATGGAAAAGGAATGAGCAGTTAATTGACCTTTTCTGGTTTGTAAGACATAATCCATTGGACAAGTTACCCCTCAAGTCAAAGAAGAAGTTTAAATATGAGAAATTCAAAGAACTTTGTATCGAATACTCTTTAGCATCATTTTTGACAAATGAATTTATAAAACCATTTAAAGCATTACATCATGAGTAAGAGGATTATGTTTGTAGGTCCATCTGGTATAGGAAAGACCACTTTAGCACAAGCAGTAGCTAAGAAATATAATATATCATTTATATCTGGCAGTATGTCAGATTTATTGCCTGCTACTAAGGATGTATCTCATAATGAAATATTATCTTTGGGTTCCGAAGCAATGTATAAATCCGATTTTCAATTGTTAAACCTAAGAAACAAGTTATTCAAGGATAAAGAAAACTTTGTAACAGATAGAAGTTATGTAGATTTAGCTGCTTATTTCTGGTATAAACAATCAAGAAATATGCCAGAATGTGAAATGGAGCATTTCTTTTGTCAATGTAAGGAACTGATGGAAAATCAATGCGACTTAGCAATATTTCTTCCATTAAACTTAAGTACTTACCATGAATGGCCAATGGAAGATAATAATAAGAGGATTATGAACAGATTCTTTCAAGTTCAGATATCTTCTCTTATGAGTGAGTTACTTGCAAATTGGGAAATACCAACAGTATGCGTAGAGAATCTCGATTTTTGTACTAGACTAAACCAGATATGGTATCATATTGATAGGATATGGGAAAAGAAGTAATAGCAATAGCCTTTTCGGATTTACATATAAACCTATGGGCTAAGTTTAATGAAAACAATCACAGGACCCTGAATAGTTTCAGGGTTTTGTCGATTATAAAAGAACAATGTAATAAGTATCAGTGTCCTGCTTTATTTTGTGGTGATTTCTTCCAAAAGCCAGAAAATATGGATTCAGAACTTATGGAAATTGTCTATGAAGAGTTTAGTAAACTTAAACTAAAGGAATCAAGGATAGATATGTATGCTATATCGGGAAACCATGATATGAAAAAAGTGAGTAAGATGGGTACCAAACCTTTTTCATGGATTAGGTTCTTAGAGCAATTCGGTATAAAAAACTTGGATTACAGTAAAACTATAATCGGTAATAGAGATGCTTATACGGTATATGGAGTACCATATATAGATAATAATGTTGGTCTATCTGAATACCTAAAGAAGTTAAAGCTTAAAGATAAGAATATTCTTTTACTACACACAGATTATCCCGGAGCTAAAGATACTGATGGTAGAGAAGTTGATTCGGTAGAGAATCTTAATGTAAATATCCTTAATAAGTTTGACTTGGTATTATGTGGGCATATACACAAGCCCCAGAGATTATCAAAGAAGGTTTATATGATAGGTGCACCTAATCATCAGAGAAGAACCGATAGAGGTTGTAAATTGGGGTATTGGAAAATATATTCAGACCTAAGTATGCAATTTGTACACTTAAAACAATTCCCAAAGTTTATTGATGTAGAAAATGGAGATGATATTAAAGACGATGGCAATTATTATACAGTAATTCCTCAGAAATCTAGTACTCCAGTTAATAACAAACATAAGATTACTAAGCAACTTTCTAAGAAAACTCTAGCAAAGAGATACCTAAAGGAGAAAGGTATTAAAGACGAGGTTAAAACTAACCTATTAATTGAAACACTTAAAAAGGCTGAATCATGTTAACGTTTTTAAACTTAGAGGCAGAAGGATTTTGTTCAATAGAATCCTTACACCTACAATTAA